CGCACCGGGCGTCCTCGGAATTCGACGACGTGCACCCCCTCGCCTCTACCGTCCTCCACTTCCGCATACCGCCCGAGGCGCAGCTCGGCCAGCAGTACGCCGTTGATCGGCACCGTCGCGCGCCGCTTATTGGTGGCGGCGCGTCCTGGCCGGCGATAGTCGATGCGACGGTGTTCCAGGTCTACCCGGTCCCAGGTCAGATCGAAGATCGCGCCGGCCCGCGCTGCGGTGTGGTAGGCGAGCAGCACGAAGCGGCGGGCATGCGAGGAAGCGCAGGCCGCGATCAGGGCCTCGACTTCGCTGCGCGTCAGCCACCGCTCGCGCGGCGGCGCCGAGGGCGGCGACTCGATAAATGGCGCGCGGTCGATCCAGCGCTCCCGCACCGCCCAGGTCAGCGCGGCGCGCAGCACCCCCACTTCCCGGCGGATCGTCCCATCGGCGACGCCTTCCTGTTCGCGCCGCTCGCGGTAGGTGCGCCGCCCCAGCATGTGAGGCTCCAGATTTCCGACATGCCGGCGCAGGACCGCGCTGGCATATTCCAGCCGGGCGTAGGCGGCGACGTAGGACTTGCGGGCCGCGAGATAGCCGTCGAGGATTTGCGCGAGGATCGGTTGCGCCGGCGGCTCGGGCTGTTGCCATCCGGCTATGAACTGGTCGGCCCATATCTGCGCTTTGGCGCGCTCTGTCTGCCCTGTTGAAACGGCAACAGTTTTCCGCGTGTCGGGGTCGGTCCAGCTGAGGGTCCAGTATCGCCCTCGGGGTCGGAGGATGTAGTGGGGCTCGGTGAGCCTTGGCCTAGCCATTGCCGCTCGAAATCGGCGAGATCCTTGCGCCGTACCCGCAGGATGCCAACACCGCGTCGCCCTCCCGGCAGGCGCAGCGCGAGCAACCTGCCATCATCTATCCAGCCATAGACGATGCGCGGCGTCACCTTATATTGCGCGGCGATCTCGGCGACCTTCAGCGTGTGTTCGAGGACCGGCGCGCGCTCAGGCATCCCGGTTTGCCCGCGCCCTCAGTCGCTCGATCATCTGCACGGCGTTCGCCTTCCTGAGAAAGCTATCGACGATTTTGCCGTCGCGCGTGATCCGCCAATAGCGTTCGAAGCGCAGCGGCCTTGACGCCCCCTTCTTTGGGTGGGTCCAGTCGCACGAGATGCCGCGCGAGCGGCGCAACTCGAAGCGAGGCGGTGGCGGCCGATTGTGACCGATGCCCGGCGGATCATCGGCGTCAGGCATCGCAGACGTCGGCGCCTTCATAGTGGATCGATCCCCGCGCCCTGCGCGACCGCGAGCCAGGCGTCGATCGCTTCGCGCGTCTCGATCAGCTCGATACTCTCGCGCAGCGCGACAACCGCGTCGCCACGCCAGACCGGCGCCATGATCCATTGCCGGAGATAGTTCCGGAGCACCGCGATCTGCGCGGCCGAGAGCTCGGCGCCGGCCAGATACGCCTCGACGGCGGGGCGCAGCGCTCCGCTCGTTTCGTACCGCCAATAGAAGGGCTCAGCCATCGCCGCGCTCTCGGCGGAGCCTTCCCAGATCCGCGCCGGCACGCGCTTGCCGTCGATTTCCAGCGTGACCAGCCGGTCGGTGTTTTCGATCGTGATCTTTCATTCTCTGCCGCCCCATCCGCTTCCCTCGCCGTCGCGGCAGAGCGCGACATCACCGACGATCTGGTGAGTCGTGCCCGGCTTACAGATGCGCAGGTAAAACTCGGTGGCGCGCGGATTGATCGGCTTGCGCGCCCGCGTCGGGCGATGCTCGTAATGCGTCGGCGAATGCTCGATGACCTCGTATTCCCATCCCTGATCGTCCACTGCCATCATCAAATCCGGCTGCCCGACCGCGTTCCAGGTCAGCGTCACGAAGTCGAGCGTCTCGGCGCCGATCGCGCGGGCGATCGCGCGAACGACCGGCTTCTCGGCGCGGGTGACTTTTTCCGTGCCGTCGGCGCGGATCACCAGAAAGGTGCCGGGGTCGACCACGGGGAAGCCGTCGTCAAAGCCAGGCCGCGCTTCGATCGTCATGTTAGGGCGCTCCGAGGTTGGCTGCGGCTCGCTTGGCGGCGGCGCCCATTAACTTCGGTGCCGGCTTCGCGGTCGGCACAAAGGGCGCATCGGGATGCCTGGACTGCATGTGCCGGGCAAGCTGTGATACCGTGCGGTTGCAGCACGGGCAGACGCCGGCGCCGGCGCGCTTTTCGATGCGCTCACGCTGACGGCGCTCTTCGGCGGCGCGTCTATCGGCGGCGGCGCGCTCTTCATCAAGCCGGGCGTTTTCCTGCTTGAGGCTGTCGCGCTCGCGACGCACGCGATCGAGCTCGGTTTCGGTGAAATGCAGCGCATGCCCGTTCGGGCAATACCAACCCGGGGACGCGCGCGGGGATTCGCGTCGGTTTTGGATAAAGCGGCGCGGCACCGCATAGAGGATGCCGCAAGTCGGGCAGGTCAGGGCTTCGAGATCCGTCAACGCCTGCATGCGTTCAGCTTTCGACCGCCGGCGCGTATTGGGCGCGCGCCTCTATCTCGGCGGCCAATCGCTCGACCAGCGCCAAGCAATCAGGCCGGTCGCTCGAGCCGCCCTTGCCCCAGTGGTTGCGCGCGTCGGCGATGGAAAAGTTTCGGCAGCCAGCGATGATGCGCCAAGCGCCACGGACGCGAACCGCGACAAACTGGTAGCCGCGCTTATCGGCGCCGGCATTCAACATCATCAGGCCCGGGCAGTTGTCGACCCAGACATGGGTCGCGGCGGGCAGCTCGGGCAGCGCCACGAGGCCCGGGCAGTTGTAGACCTCGACATAGGTCGCGGCGGGCAGCTCGGGCAGCGCCACGAGGCCCGGGCAGCTGCCGACCCGGACATGGGTCGCGGCGGCCAGCTCGGGCAGCGCCACGAGGCCCGGGCAGTTGTAGACCCCGACATAGGTCGCGGCGGGCAGCTCGGGCAGCGCCACGAGGCCCGGGCAGTTGCCGACCCGGACATGGGTCGCGGCGCTTGAATTTTCGATCAACCACGCCAGCGAGCGGCGCTCGCTATTGACCGTCAGGAAAATGCGATTTGAGTCCATCATTCACCTTTTTCTGGTGTCGCGCACGAGCTACACAAATCGTCCCAGCACGAGCTACACAAATCGTCCCAAACCCACCAGCAGCCTTCCGGGCAGCTGCTCTCGTTGGTGCAACCGCATTCGCGGCATGCGCGGACGCCGATCGCGGACAGGTCCGGGCCGCCCGGGTAATCGCGGAAATCCGGGACAAGGCACCCAAGCTGAAGCCACGCCTGCTGCTCGGCATGTTCCCAGCGGACATGGCTCGGGCTGTCGCAATCGGTATTCGCATCGCTCGCAACGACGAGCAATAGCGCGGTCTCGCCGAAGGCCCGCTGTTCTTCGGCCGAGAACGCTGCCCATGCGGCGCGCGGATCAAACCGCCCGAGCATCACGCCGCCTTTGGCGCCGTGGCACCGGCGCCAACCGTCTCCAGCGGCAACCGGCCGCCAAACGGGTCATCGAGCGTCTCTGCATCGGCGGCGCCTCGGCGCGCCTCCTCCTGCGCCTGGCGCTCGCGCTCGATCTCCGCATCGGCGGCGCAGGCGATCGATTCAAGGTTGCCCATGTCGGGGCGCAAGGCGTTCCGGCGCGGTTTGATGGCGGCCGAATTCCACCATTTCGTGAAAAATCCGGTGCCGGCGCCAGCGCACTCGAAGGCTTCCTTGCGCAAGAGTTCGAGCGCGTGGTCGACCGGCTTGCCGCCCTTGACCCATTCGGCAATCGCCGCCCCGGTGGCTTCGGTCAGGCGCTCGCCGCGGAAGAATTCGGCCAGGTCGCCCGGCACCTTGAGGCGCTCCGGGTCAACCTCGTAGCCGCCATCCAGCGTCATCGGCACGACGATCGTCATTTCGTATTTGAGCCGCTTGTCCTGGATCGGCTCCCACGGCAGCGTCAGAAGCGTCTTTTTCGGCTTGCCGTTCTCCTCGATATAGGCTTCGACGATCGGCTGCTTGGCGCGGGTGCACAGGATGAGGTGCATCCGCGTCGACAACAGGAAATTGACCAGCCGCTTATAGTCGCGCTTTGGCTCCAGCCATTTCAGCAAGCCCCTTTTGCCGTTGGCTTCGGCGAGGTCGGCCATTTCCAGGACGCCGCCCGTCCCTTCCCAGCAATGTGAGAACGAGTCGATAATCAGGGTGTCGACGCCAAAGCGGACAAATTCCTCGATTGCCTCCAGATAGCGCGATGGAGTGTAGGGCGGGGTCAACTCCCCGACGACAAACCCGCCCGGCACCTTGTCGCTGTAAAGGCGCATGCGGCCGGCTTCGGTATCGAGACCGCCGATCTTGCCCTGCGGCCCGACGATGCCGCGAGCGACGCGCAATGCCGTGTAGGTTTTGCCGCTGCGCGGCGGCCCAAAGAATTGGATCAGGAGATGCGCCCCGGCGCGCGTCGCTGGCGCGATGTTGAGGATGTTCGATGCCATCACTGTTCTCCTGGGTTTGGCGCAAAGAGCGCCTTGGCGGTGCGCAACAGCGCGGGGTCGATCGCTGCGGTGCGGCGGATCTGGTGCGTCGCGAACTCGCCGGCCTCGCTCCTGTCCTGCAATTGGTAGATGGCCCAGGGCGGCAGCGAGACGCGAAAGGCGCGGTCGCGCTTGGCGCCAGGCTCGCGGTAGCCCGGCCAGTCGCCCGAGCCCGCACAGCGGGCGAACAATTCGCAGGCGCGGCGGTTGACGATCCGGCCCCACTCGAGCGCGGCCTCGTCAAAGGCGACGACGCTGACGAGGTAGGGCGGCTCCTTTTCGACGACGACAAACCAGTATTCCTCGGGCCGCCGGCCGGTCACCGCCTCGGCGCCCTCTAGATACCAGGCAGCGCGGGCATGGTAGCCGAGCCGGGTGGCCTGGTCCTTCCAGGTGCGCGGGTTGGCCGAGGCCGCAGTCTTCAGGTCGACCAGCCAGCGGCCGTGCCGCGGCAGCCAGTCGATGCGCGCCTTGCACGGCACATCGGTGCCGGCATCGCGCCAGGTCAGGCTCGCTTCCGGCATGCCGCCGGCAAAGGCTTCGCTGGCGATCGGGTGCGCGCGGATCGATCCGGCGATCGCCTGCACGATGTCGAGCTGGCGGGCGAGCAGCGGGACTCGATCCGAGTCGCGCGCGGCGTTGCGCTGCTCCTGCGCCTTGCCGGTGCGGTAGTCGGCGGCGTCGATGATAAGCGTGCGCGCCTCGAATTCGGCCGGCTCCAATACCGCCAGGTGCGCCGCCGAGCCGATATCGAATTCGGTCTTCGCCTCGGCTGTCCATAGCGGGTTCCAGGGGCTCTGCCAGAGAAATTTCGCCGGGCAGTCCTCGGCCAAGGTCCACGCACCTGAAGCCGACAGCGCCCGCAGCGCGTGATAATCGGGTGCCGGCAGGTTTGGCTGAAGCCGGGTCGGCCAGTCGCGCGGGACCATTATCCCCTCCCCTTCAGCAGCGCGATATTCTCGCGCGCGGATTGCAGTGCGGCGCGGCCGGCTTCGTCGTCCGGCGCGCAGGCGTTGATGCCCATGTCGATGATGCGGATCGCGTCGTCGAGGCCGGCGTGCCATCCCCTAAACCAAGCGGGCGGGGTGCGCCCGAGGATGGGAATCATCCGGCTCTCCCGCTTCCGCACGCCAGCGTGTCGGCTTGGCGCCGGCCGGGTTTGCCTCGCAGGGTCCAGATATCCTGGATTGTCTGGCGCGCCTGCCGTTTGGCGCTGGCGTGGCGGGCTTCGGGGAGGCCCGCGTATTGCCGCAGCGCGCGGGCGCCGAGCGGCTCTTTCTCGTCGACCAACTCGGCGACGGCGAGCAATTCGACGAGCGCGTTCAGCGCCTTGTCGAGCGCGGCTTCGGCCCGCTCGCGCGGGGGCTCGTCGAGTTGCGGCGAATTTTGCGCTTTCATCCGAGGTCCCTTATGAGAACAACCAGCGCGAGGCCGATCGCGAGGATGACCACGGCGCCGCCGAGCCCGGCGAGGAGTGCCGCGCCGACGCCGACCGCGTGGTCAAGCCAGCGCAACCGGCCGTGGCGGCACAGCGCGCAGCGCGGGTAGCGGCAGGGGCGGCGGTCGTAAGGGCAGAGAGCGCGCGATTTTTTGCGGGGGCGCGGCATTTCGACGAGCGTGCCCGTGGCCTGCAACAGATCGTGGTCGCTGGCACCGTGAAAGACGGTCATCGGACGCCCCCGAAATGATCAAGCCGCGGCGCCAGCGTGGCGCCTGCCGCGAGCGGCGTTTCGGCGAACAAATTCCATTCGGTCTCGGTGATCGCGTAAGCCTGCGCGCCGCCTTTGCGCCGGATGATGACCCAGACCTTGCGGGCGCCCTTGTCGGCGACCCGGCCGAGACAGCGGATCTCGCCGTGGCGGTCAAAGCGGGGCGCGTCGGTCATGGCAACAGCCCCGCCTCGCGCAGGGCTTGGCGGCCGGCGCGGGTGATGACGTACTGCGATTGCACCACCGCGCTCGCGACCGGCGTCTCGCGACGGTATTTACACTGCCGTTTGACCGCGCGCCTGACCCAGCCGCGCTCATAAAGCCGCGCAAGATAGCCGGCAGGCAGCCGATGCAGCCGGTCGCGGCTCTGCCACATGCCGTCCAACAGTTTGCCGGCGTTGGGCGGGCTGGTTACCATCGCCCGGCTCCGGCGAGGGCGCGCAGCTCGTCGTGGAGGCGGGTGAGTTCGCGATCGACCGAGTCGGCCGAAATGCGCCCGGCCAATTCGCCGAGGCCGCAATCGTGCAACAAGAGGCTGGCGCGGATCAGAAACCAGTTGCGCACCGGCCCGAGCCGCTCACATTCGAGCGCGCGGCCGAGGCAGCTCGTGGCCTCGGCGAGGCGGCTCTGGTCGGCGGCGCGGCGCAATATCGCGGCGCTCATCGGGGCCGCACCAGGTGCGCTTTGAGGCGCGGGTGCCGCTCGATCCACGCTTGCAGCGAGCGGTAGGTGTCGGGCTCCAGTCCGACGTAATGGTCGCCCAGCTCGCGCGGCGCCCGCAAGATGACCTGGAAGCCGTCGAAGCGGGCGTAAAGCCCGTCACCGAGATAGATTTCGGCATCCTGTTGCGGCAATCCGTTCGGCATCACGCATTCTCCCGGCAAAACGGATAGCCGGCCGGCAGGCAGAGCCAGCGCCAGCGCCGCCAGTCGACATCGCGCGACAACAGCGAGGGCGCAGCGGCCAAGCGGCGGGTGCAGCCGACCAGCATGCCGAGGTTGCGGTTAGCGCTGGCGAGCGCGACGGCGATCCCCGGCTCGGGCCGCGGCGAGGGAGTAAAGGGCGGCCGCGCGGGCATCACCGGCCCTCCGCCTTGGCGAGCGCGGCTCTTGCGAGCCTATCGATTTGCGCGAACGCGTTTGGCGGCTGAGCCTCCGCGTAAGAGGCGATAGCTTGCAGCGCCGCGTACAGATCAGGTGCGGCGGCGATCAGAAACGCATTCGCGCGGGCCTCCGGCGCGGTTATGGCTCTACGTGGACCGCCACCTTCGGCGATCGCAACCAGCGACACTTTGTCGGCCCCATAGATCAATGGGGCACGATAATCGAGCGCGACAGGCTCGATTACCGCCCACGGCCCCGGCGTGAAGGTGACGCCCGGCGCTATCGTCTCAGGTTGTGCGGTGGTTCGGTCGGTTGTGGTCATCGTAGCCTCCCCCTGCGCGAAATTCCCGCGAACGATAATCCGCCGGATCGGCCGCCGTCAATAGTCTTGACGCGAAAAAATCGCGGTTATATCGTTCGGCGCATGAATGCGGCGGAACAGATCATCGCCCGCTTCGGCGGCCCGACGAAACTGGCCCAACTCTTGGGCCTGCGCGAAAGCACGGTGCGCACTTGGCGCGACGTCGGGCGCATCCCGGCAACCCGCCAGCGCGATGTGCTGGAGCAAGGCCACGCGCTCGACCCGCCGCTCAAGCCCGCTGATTTCTTTGAGCCGATTGCCCCGCGGCGCACCCAGCCCGAGCGGGCGGCGTGATGGATGATCGCCGCCTCGTTAAGCTCCTTGTGGGCGGATAGGAAATAACAAATGGCCGCCCCCGACTTTCTCTCGGTCGGCGCGGCATCGGGGCTGATTCCCGGCTCCTCGATATTCGACGAAGCGATCGGCGTCGCGGTCGAGCATTGCCTGTGGGCCGAGGCGCAGGACCTCTCGCCCTTAGAGATCATGCTGCAGCTTTACAGCACGGTCGGCTGGCGCATCCCCTCTGATCCAGGGTGGGATCACGCGCTCTGGTACCTCGCCGCGACGTGGCTCGAATTGCAGAAAAAAATAAGCCGCGCCCGAGGGCGGCAATCAAACATCGGAAGGGGAAGGCCGATGAGCCGGATCAGGTCAGTCCATCCCTCGCAGTGGACCGAAGGCGAATTCGCGCAATGCTCACCGCTCGCAAGACTGCTGCTGCTCGGGCTGCGTAACGAGGCTGACGACCACGGGATTTTTGAGTGGCAGGCGCTGACGCTGAAATTGCGGGTGCTGCCGCTCGATGATGTCGATGTCGACGAGCTGCTGGGCGAGCTGGCCGCGCGCGGGCTGATCGCCAGCTACGAGGCGGGCGGCCAGCGCTACGGAATATGCCGGTCATGGCACCAGCAGCCGCAGCATCCGAGCTACCGTTACCCACAGCCGCCGGTGGATGATTACGGGAGAACTCCCGAACCCTCTGGAGGCCTCACTGAATCTGACCCCGGCGAAAGCCGGGACCCAACGAAAAACTCAGTGAGCCCTCACTCTGACTCTTACTTGAATGGTAAAGAAGGGAAGAAGAGAGAGAGGGGCGCGCGCGCGACCGCGCCAGGAGGCGCGGCTCTCTCTCTGAATTTCGATTTGCCGGATGATTGGCGGGAGGAAGCCGCCGCAACACGCCAGGTCGCCCGATTACCGGAGGTCAATCTCGCCGCGGAGTGGGCGAAATTTAAGATTCACCAGGGCGAGACGCGGCGTCGTCTCGATGTCTGGCGCCGCCGCTGGCTCAACTGGGCGCTCAATGCCCGGGCCGCGCCGGGTAACGGCGCCGTTGCGTCCGAGCCGGCCCAGGTGGCGTCAAATCCGCGGCGGCGAGATGAATTGTGGGGCCGAGATGCGGATTGGTGGCAACAATTTGCTGTGGCCGGGCGCCTTCATGCCGCGGCCTGGGTCGACGGCCACTGGCGCACGTCCTGGGGCAGGCCGCCCGACGATCCGCAATGCGGTCTCGAGCGCGAGCTGGTCGCGGCAGCAATCGCCGAGCGGGCGCGCCGATTGCGCGAACAGCCGGAACTGGTGATGCCGCTGGCGGGCGGCGCGGCAACTCACCCGGAGCGGGAGGTCGCGGACGATGAGCCGGATGCTGAGGTGGCTTGAGACGGCGGCGTACCAGCGCGCCCTGGCCCAACGGGGCGAGGCGATCGCCGCGGCGCGGGCAGAGCTGGAACGCCGGCATGCCTTGCGCGCTGAGGGCGTGAAGAGCGTAGCACCAGGAACCCACACAGGCGGCGACAGCTGGGGTGCAGCCGCCAAAGACGAGGATGGCCCAGATGTCGCGTGACGGCTGGGCCGGGATCGTTACCGGGCTCACCGTTGGCGGGAGGAATTACCACAATGACCGACGCAGAGCGTGAAGCGCAGATCCGCCAGACTACTGATACAAAAGGGAATTATATAGATGACTCCCGTTCGTGAGGAAATCATCGGCGGCTGCCGGCTGATCCTCGGCGATTGCCGCGAGATGCTTCCGACGCTTGCTCGCGCCGATGCTGTGGTGACCGACCCGCCGTATGGCATCAATCATTCATCCTCGTTTGGTGCTTCCTGGCAGGATACGCGGATCGCTGGCGACAATGACACGGCGCTGCGGGACGAAGTGCTGACCGGTTTCGATAACGTCGCTGCGTTCGGCACGTGGAAAACGCCGCCCATTGCGGACGTGGCGGGGTGCCTCGTGTTCGATAAAGGCCCTGCCTTCGGCATGGGCAATCTTTCGTTTCCATGGAAACCGTCGTTTGAATTGATTTACGTGCGGGGTCGCGCGTGGCGCGGGAGGCGGGATGAGGGGGTGCTAAGGGGACACGTCCAGGTTTCCTGGGAAACGCAGCACAAAGGCCTAGGCGACCGCGAGGCGCGCAGTCATCCGCATCAAAAGCCGATCTCTTTGTGCGAGGCGCTGATGCAGAAGCTGCCACACGAGTTTGTCATCCTCGATCCCTTTATGGGCAGCGGCACGACTGGCGTCGCTTGCGTCCGCTTAGGGATGCGGTTCGTCGGGGTGGAGATTGAACCACGCTATTTTGAGATCGCGTGCCGCCGGATTGCCGCAGCGCAGCGCCAAGGCGATTTGATCCGCGACGTGCGCCCGACAGTCACCCAGAAATCCTGCCGATGAACATGAAAATCCCCGCGATTATCAGCCCGATAATCACGACGCTAAAGAACACTATGACCATGGTTTCCATTATGGAGCCTTACGTGCCTTCGCCGCCCGCCGCTTGCGCGGACCATATCGTGCCGCTGTGCCTTGGCGGCGCCGACAACGACGCGAACCTGCAGTGGCAGCCCATCGCGGAAGCGCTTGAGAAGGACCGGCTGGAGCGCGCGGCATGCATCGCCGTCTGCCGCGATCGTTGGATGAGCCTGAAGGAGGCGCAGGCTGTCTTCCTCGACGACTGGCGACGCTACAAGATCGGGCGCTGAGCGGAGAGGAGAAAATCACATCGAGATCGGCCGATGGCCCCGGAAGAGCTTGCCGCCTGGCAGAAACGATGCGGGCTCAGAACCGACGCCGAGGCGGCGCGCGCGCTCGGGATGGGGGTCAGCAGCTACCGGCAGAAGCGCACCGGGCGGGCCTCGATCCCGCGGCAGACCGAATTGCTGTGCGCCTATTATGAGGTTTTCAGCGCGCATCTGTTGCTTAATCTGACCGAGGCGCTGGAGCGCCTGGCGGAGCTGACGGCGGTGCCGATCGCTCCGATCGCCGCGGCGAAAGTGGCGGAAACCATCATCAAAGTGTTGAAAAATGGGCACCAGGAGATCGATTTGCCGACTGCCAATCCGCCGTCGCGTTAGGCTAAGCTGAAGTGCGGCGCGGCGCTGCGGCGCTGGCTGGCTTGACGCGGGAAGCGGATTGGGCGCAGCCTTGCAAAATAGCAATCTCGAATTCGTCCGACCGCCCGGCCAGGCCGCGGCGGTCTTTCGTTTTCCGCGGCGCGGAGGACAGATGGCGGGTCGCCCGAAAAAGGCTGGGCCGCGCCATCCGGGCGGCCGGCTCTGTCAGAACATCGCGCCACCCGCCGAAGTCTTGGAGCAGCGCGCGCGAATGGTCGGCGAAGCGAACGAACGCGACCAGCGTGCCGGGTATCCGCTCGGCATCCTTGCGCTGAAGGGGCTCCTTCAGCGTGCCGATCATTCCGCCGGGATGCGATACGGCGGGCTCTACATCGCGATTTGGGGCAGAGGCCCGATGCCGTCGCATTTCGCGGCGATGATGCCCGAATTGCGCGGGGCGGAGTGGGAACTGCTCGACGACAAAAAACGCGAAGAGATTTTATTTGGGCTCGCCGGCGATCTCGGCGAAGCAACGGCGGTGCTGCTCGCACTGTCGACGCGGCGGCCCTTTGAGATCCTCGTCAACCTCGCGGTCTATGAGCGCCCGATGCGGTTTATGGATTGCGCGCGCGCCCGCTCCGCCTCGGCCTGGGCGGCGGACCAGCGCGATCTCGATGCGCTGAAAGAGGCCACCGGCCGGCTCGCCACGCTTTGGAGGATCGAGCGCAAGGCGGCGTAGCGGCCGCGCGATTCCGTCACGCCACCGACAAACCGACGTTTCATAATGGGACGGCCTCAGAATGGCTCGGCGAGGTCCGGCGCAGAGCGCTGGCACGCCGAATTCCGGCGGTCGCTTTGTCAGTTATTTCAGGGTCAGCACCGACAGACAGGGTTCCTCGGGGCTCGGGCTTGAGGCTCAACGCGAGGCTGTCTCTCGGCATGTAGCTGGCGCCGGCGGTATCGTCATCGCCGAGTTTACCGAAATCGAGACCGGCACGAAGAAACGATATCGGCCACAAATGGCAGCGGCGCTTGCGGCGTGCCGGCTGAAGCGGGCGACGCTGGTCATAGCCAAGCTGGACCGCCTCGCGCGGAACGTCCATTTCGTGAGTGGGTTAATGGAGTCCTGTGTGGACTTCGTAGCCTGCGATAATCCACACGCGACGCCCGTGCTGATCCACATAATGGCCGCCTTCGCCGAATATGAAGCTGAGGCGATCTCTCGGCGGACGAAGGAGGCTCTCGCGGCGGCAAAGGCTCGCGGCGTGAGACTGGGGAACCCGCATTTGCGGCCGGGCGATCGGTTCGGGCTCGCGCGCGAGGCGCGCAAAGCGCGGATCATCAGGGCGGATAAGCGGGCCGAAGATGTGATGCACTACGTCGTTGCGGCTCGGAATGCCGGCTGCTCTACGCTTGGCGAGATCGCCGCCGCGCTTATGGCTCGCGGCATCGAAACGCCTCGCGGCGGTACGCAGTGGTCGCGCGAGCAAGTGCGCAGAGTTATCGCCAGATCTAGCTGAGGGACTGGATGACCAAACCGCTCGACGCGGCGGAAAAGCGCCTGCGCGGCATGAGCCTGGCGCAACTGGCCGATGAGGTCGGCACGCTGAAGGCGGCGATCGCCGCTGCGGATGAGCAGCTCGGCCTGGTCAAGGCCGAGGGCGTGCGGCGCGAACTCACCGAGTTCGACAGCGAGATTTTTCACTGCACGCTGAGCCCGCCGGCGGATTCGCGGCGGCTCGATGGCGGAATGCTGAAGGCGGTGTTCGGCGAGGCGTTTGTCGAGCATTTCTCGAAGACCGCGGTCGGCGAAAACTGGAGGCTGAATTGCTACGCCCGGCCGGCGCGAAAGGCGGCCTAGGTGATTTCCCGGCGCGGGTCGGGGTTTGGCTTTGAGGGAGAGAAAGAAATGCAATCACGCAGTATGCCGCCGCAGTCAGCACCGATGATCGCGGCAGGAAAACCGCTGGAGCCGACCCAGCTCGGCGAGCTTCACGACAAGGTGGTGTCTGCCTTGGAGCGGGCGCGCGCCCTCGCCGGCGGCCTCGAAGCGTTTGCGCATCGGGTCGGGGTTGGCCATCTGGTCGAGCAGCCGCCCGAGGAAGCCGCCGAGCCGCAGTCGCCGGTTAATTCGGTGACGCACGCGCTGCACCGGGGCGCCTTGGAGCTGCACGACGCGCTCTCCCACGCCGAAGCCGTCCTGCGCGCGCTGCAATCGCACGCCTGAGCGCAGTTCGGGGCATTTCCCGGGCATTTTCCCCGCGATTAAGCCCAAAAACTGAAAAAATATCAGTTTTCGATGAAAAACGGCGGTAAACGCGCCGGCGCCGGGCGTCCGCCGGGCAAGCTGAACCATCGCACGCGCGATCTGAAAGACCTGGCCGACCGCTACACCGCGCGCTGCGTCAAGGTGGCAGCCGAGATCATGGCGGACGGGAACGCGCGGCACGCCGACCGGCTTGAGGCGGTCAAGATCCTCCTGGATCGCGGCCACGGCAAACCGCGCCAGGAATTCGACGTGACCGGCAAGCTGACGCTCGAACAACTGGTCGAAGCGAGTCTCAAACCCGATGGCGATGGAGGTGGCACCGGCAGCGCTCCGCTGCTGGCGTGAGGATCCCAGCCAATTTGTCCGCGAGGTCTTTAACACCGAGCCCGATCTTTGGCAGGACGAGGCGCTGAGCGCTTTCCCGTCCTCGCCGCGGCTCGCGATGAAGGCCTGCAAAGGGCCCGGGAAGACCGCCGTCCTCGCGTGGCTCGGGTGGAACTTCATGGTGACGCGGCCGCATCCGAGGTGCGGCGCGATGTCGATCACCGGCGACAATCTGCGGGCCAATTTGTGGACTGAACTCGCGGTGTGGCGCGAGAAATCGCCGCTCTTGAAGGCCGCGTTCGAGCAGACAAAGACCGAAATTTTCGCCCGCGACCATCCGCAGACCTGGAAACTTGAGGCCCGCACCTGGGCAAAGGACGCAACGCGCGAGCAGATCGGCCACGCGCTGGCCGGGCTCCACAGCCGCTACGTGCTATGGCTGATGGACGAGTCGGGCGCCTATCCCGACGCGATCATGCCGACCGCCGAGGGCATCTTTGCCGGCGATCCGGTCGAGGCGCATATCGTTCAGGCCGGCAACCCGCTCCTCCTCTCGGGGCCGCTCTACCGGGCCTGCACGGTAGCGCGGCGGCTCTGGGTCGTGGTCGAGATCACCGGCGACCCGGATGACCCAAAGCGCAGTCCGCGCATCCCGATCGCGCATGCGCGGGAGCAGATCGAGCAATACGGCGCCGATAATCCCTGGGTGCTGGTCAACATCTTTGGCCGGTTCCCGCCATCCTCGATCAACACGCTGATCGGGCCGGAGGAGATCGCCGCCGCCGAGCGGCGCAGCTATCGCGAGGGCGACTTCGCGCACAGGGCAAAAATCCTCGGTGTCGATGTGGCGCGATTTGGCGACGACAGCTCGGTGATCTTTCCGCGTCAGGGTTTGGTTGCCTTCACGCCGCTGCAATACCGCAACCTCGACTCCTTTCAGGGCGCCGGCGCCGTTGCGCGGAAATGGGGCGACTGGCAAGCCGACGGCTGCTTTATCGACGACAGCGGCGGATGGGCGACGGGCTGGATCGATGCGCTGCGGCAGCTGGGGCGCTCGCCGATCGGCGTGCCGTTTGCCGGAGAGCCGCATGACCGGCGCTATTACAACAAGCGGGCCGAAATGTATTTCGAGGCGGCGAAGTGGATCAAGGGCGGCGGCCAATTGCCGCCGTGCCCGGAGCTCGGCGCCGCGTTGACGCAAACCACCTACAGCTTCCGCGGCGACCGGCTGTTGCTTGAGGACAAGGCGCTGATCAAGGAGCGGCTCGGCTATTCGCCGGACCACGCCGACGCTTTCGTGCTGACCTTTGCGCAGCCGGTATTGCCGCGCGGGACGCATCCGCTGGGCGCAACCGCGCACCGCAAGGAATATGACCCCTACGGGGAGATTGGCCGATGAGGGCATTCTCGGTCGCGGTCCTGACCCAATCGGCGCACGGGAAGCAGATGGCGCCGCTGCGCCAGAAGCGCAATTTCGAGGAAGAGGCCGATCGCGCGGCTTTTGAGCGGCGCAAGAAAGCCCTCGCCTGATGGGGATGCAGTTCGGCGGGCCAAAGATCCCGGCGCCGCCCCCGCCGCCCCCGCCGCCGCCCAATCCGCCGACGATGGCGTCGAGCGGCGTCATGGCCGCGGCCGATGCGGCGCGGGCCGCCGCGGCAACGGCGGGCGGCGCGGGGTTCGACAATACGCTCCTGACCGGGGGCCAGGGCACCCAATCGCCGGCGACGGCGACCAAAGCGCTGGTCGGCACCTGAGCCGGGCATGGCAGCAGCAGCCGAGGCGGTGGCGCCCTACGAGCGGGCGGGGCCGAGCTTTCTTGCCGAGCAGCCGCTCAGCGCGCCGGAACCGCGCGCCGAGGCTGATTGGCAGGACCTTTACGTTCATCTCGAAGCCCGGCTCGCGAGCCTGCGGGTGTGGCGCTACAGCTGGTGGGGCCACTGGGCGCGCCTGGCGCGGCTGATCCTGCCCTACCGCTACCACTGGGTCATCACCGCCAACAACCTGAACCGGGGCAACTCGGTCAACGATGCGATCATCGACGAGACGGCGACCTATGCGATGGGCGTCTGCTCGGCCGGCTTGCAGGCGGGCGTCATGTCGTCGTCGCGGCCGTGGTTCAAGCTCGGGACGGCATTGCCGAATTTTGAGCCGGACGCCGCCGCCGCCGCCTGGCTCGACGACACAACCGAGCGGATCTATGCGGTGCTGGGCGGCAGCAACTTCTACACCGAGGGCGCGCAGGTCTTTCAGGACCTCGTTACCTTCGGCACCGCGCCGATGCTGATCTACGAGGATTTCGAAGACGTAATCCGCTGCTATGTGCCGTGCGCCGGGGAATATTTTCTCAGTGTCGGCGGCCGCCTCAGTGTCGACAGCTTTTACCGCGAATACACCTACACCGTGGCGCAGATCGTCGATTGGTTCAGGCTCGACCACTGCCCGCAGCAGGTGCGCCAGCATTGGCTGCAGGGCGGGGCGAGCCTCGAGCGCGAGTTTGTCGTCGGGCACGCGATCGAGCCCAATTTCCCGCTGGCGGCGCGCGGCAAGGCCGACAACAAGATCGCGGTGGTCGGCGGCGATTTTATCTATCGCGAAGTCTATTGGCTGCGCGGGCAGAAGACCGAGGCGGAATTGTCGCGCCGCGGGTTTCGCGAGCGCCCGTTTGTCGTCGCGCGCTGGTCGAAGACATCGAACGATGCCTATGGCCGCGGCCCCGGGATGGTGGCATTGGGCGGCACGACGCAGCTGCAGCACGAGCAGCGCAGGAAGGGCGAATACATCGACAAGATGGTGCGCCCGCCGATGGGCGCCGACCCGGCCCTGAAGATGGAGCCGACTTCGATATTGCCGGGCGAGGTCACCTACATCAACACCGAGGGCGGCAAAAAGGGGTTCTGGCCGCTCTACGAGGTGGACGGACACGGCATGCCGGCGCTCTCGGCCGATATCGAGGGCGTGCAGAAGCGCATCGACCGCGCATTCTTTGTCGATGTCTTCCTGATGATCAGCCAGATGGAGGGGGTGCAGCCCCGGAACGAACTGGAGATCGCCGAGAGGAAGGGCGAGAAGATCCAGTTGCTGGGGCCGGTCATCGAATTGTTTGAGACCGAATTCGCCTCGCCCGCCATCCAGCGTGTCGTCGCGATCATGCAACGCCGCGGGCTCCTGAAGCCGCCGCCGCCGTCGCTGCGCGGCGTTCCGATCGCCATCGAATACATCAGCATGATGAAACTGGCGCAGCGAGCGGCCGAAACCGCCGGGATCGAGCGGACGCTGGGCACCGTGGCAAAGCTCAGCGAGGGCGCCATGGCGGCCGGACTGCCGAACCCGCTGCGGATCTTCAACCTCGACGAAGGCGCGCGGATCTATGCCGACCGGCTCGGCTACCCGGCGCGCGGCATCTACAGCGAGGCTGAAGTCACCGCGTCGGATGCCGAGCGCGCCAAGGCGGCGCAGCAGCGGCAGATGATGGCGGCGGCCCTGCCGGCGGTGCAGGCAGCCGAGGGGCTGAGCCACATCGATGTCGGCGGCGGACAATCGGCGGTGCAGGCTATGATGGGAACCCAGCCGGGCGGCGGACAGCCGGCGGGAGGGCAGGCGTGAGCATCCCGACCGAGGCCGAAATCTGGGCATGCCTGTCGGAAAATATGCGCCTTGCGGCGGAGGACTGCGAAAAGCTGGCGCGGCTGCCGATCCGTGGCCCGACCTATCTGCGGCTCCTGGAAGAATTAAAGCTGATCACCGGCGCCTGCCGCGCCTTGGCGTGGTGTCGCGACGACGCCGGCGGAGTGGGCGCCCCCGTTGGCTTCAGTGGCACGCACGGGCTTGAAGCCGTGCAAATGGGCGAGAACGACTCGGCCGGATGGCTTGAGGTCTCGCACATGATGGGCACCCTGCACCAGAAGATCGGCGACTGGTTGCGCTCGCACTACCGCGGGCCACTCTTCCTGAAGGCCGCGACGGTACTGCGCGAGATCCACCGGCAGATGCAGCGCCGGCACGACCGACCGCTCGGACGCTCGCCCATGACCCAGGGCGCGCTGATGCCGCCGATGCGGCCTGGCCCGCATAGAGAGAGCCGCCCGGTGCAGGTAAAGGCGCCCGGTGCTATCGTGCTGCCGCCGGGGTTCAAGGATAAGAGGGCGGCATGAGCATGAGCGTCACCAACCATGAAATCATCCCGCGCGCTCTAGCGCGGATCGGCGCAGTCGAGAATTACGGTCGCGGTCCCGGGATGGACGCGCTTCAGGATTTGCGCGCGCTGAATGCGTTACCGGAAGAAGAACGTGCAGCCGGTGCGGCGCGGTACGTGGAGCGGAAGATCATCCAACGCCAGCACGAGCTCGCGGCCATAAACGAGCCGCCTGCGCGGCCGGCGTTGACGCTCGCCGACATCGAGGCCGCCGCAGCGCGCATCTATCGCTCGTATATGATCCCCCCGCACCTGCTTGTCGCGTCCGGGTGGCTGTCGTTACGGGCCATTGACAATGCCGCCGGTCTTGTCCCCCTTCCGCCGCGCGAGCCTGAGCCGCGCGAGATCGCGCCGTTTCCGCTCGCTGCATACCGGGCGCTGACCGAATGAACGACGAGCCGGCGGGCCGGCCGACCTGCGCGACGTGCATCCATTTCTTTGGCGAGGGCGCGGCGATCGGACATTGCCGCGAAGCACCGCCAACGATGTTTATCGTCGGGCTGCGCCAGGGCATAGCCGGCAAGGAGGCGGTGCCCGCATCGTTTTTCCCGCCGGTATTGCCGAGCGACAGCTACGGCCGGCATCCCGATTTCATGCTGTGGTACAGCGGGCAGCGGCACCGCAGCGCGAGCTAGATGGCGGAAGACGACGACGGGCTGCCGGAGGAAGACGAGCCGGCCGCAGCGCCGCATCCGCTTGACGAGATCCCGAACGCCGCCGACCGGAAGTCGCACCGCCGGGCGCGGGCCAACCAGAAGCAGCGCGAGGAAGAAGCGCGGCTCTTCTGGCGCGCGGTGTTCGCCACTGCGATCGGCCGGCGCGAAATGTGGGGCATCCTGCAGGCCGGCCATGCTTTCGAAGAGCGCTTTGCCTGCGGGCCGAACGGATTTCCGCAAGAGGCGGCGACCTGGTGCGAAGCCGGCGAGCAGCGGTTGGCGTTCCGGCTTTACCGCTCCTGGCTCAGGTTTGAGCCCGAGGGGGTCCAGCTGATGATGCGCGAGAACGATCCGGCGCTGGCAACGCCAGTGCGCGCTCAATCGCCGTCACGCGCGCAGTCAACTCGGTGATCGCGTGTCGCAGTTCTCTCAAGGAGCCCAGCGCAAAATCAGCGCCGGTAGGCAGGTTAGAAGGGCTTTCCATTGCCAGACGATAGCACAGGCGGGACGCCGCTACCGGCCCCCGCAACGATCATCGAACCCGCCGCGCCCGCCCCCGTAGCGGGCGCCGTCATTTCTGGGACCGGCGGGAGCCCCGGCGCACCTGTTGTTCCCGAGGCGCCCTCTGGAGCCCCGCCGGCCCCGGAAATACCCGCTGCCGAGCCCGCTGCCCCCGCTGCACCGGCCAGACCGGCGATCACCGAAGCCGCTTCGCTGCTGGAAGCCGCCGGGGCGCCGGAAAAGCCGGCCGAGCTGCCGACCGAGCCGGCAAAGCCCGCGGACGGCGACGCGGCGGCGGCCGATGCCGCTGCCGCAGCCGCAGCCGCCGAGCCGATCAAATACGAGCCGCTGAATTTGCCCGATGGCGTCGAATTGACGCCGGAACGAATTGAGGCCTTTGATGCGGTTATCGCGCCGCACCGGCTGCCGGGCGAAGCGCGCCAGCAACTGGCCGAGTTGCACATCGCCGAGATGCAGCGCTACGCCGAAGGCGTCGCCGCCGACCAATGGCGGGTCTTTGGCGAGACCCAGCAGGCCTGGCAGCAGCGCGTCCTGGCCGATCCGGAACTCGGCGGCGCCGGACACCAGACCGCGATGAAATTTGTGGCGCAGGCGCGCGACGAGCTCGTCGCCGAAGCCGACCGCGCCGACTTTGCCGACATGCTGCGGATTTCGGGTGTCGGCAACCACCCGGCGATGCTGCGACTGCTCTATCGCGCGGGACGGCGGTTTGCCGAACCCTCACCCGCGCCGCCGCCGCACAACCCGCCGCCCGATATCGGCAAGCGGCCGGCGCAGGGCCGCTTCGACCGCGGCCAGTGGTACGACCACGACAAGCCGCCAGGCTGATTTCGCAATTTCCCGCAAGGCGGGACCCCTTAATTCTCTGAATTCCGAACAGCATCAGAAGCCCGCCGCAGGCGAGAGAGAGCGGCGGGGGTGAGGCTCGGCATTCCGCAACAGGAGTGCCTTTACGATGGCCGGTACTGGGCAGTGGCTCACTCTACTCGACCTGACCTCCCGCACCGACGGGATGGGAAAGCAGCTCCGCATGGCGGAGCTGATGTCGCAGTTCAACGCGATCCTGACCGACATGCCGTGGGTCGAAAGCTCGGAGATGACCGGGCATGAATTCGGCTACCGCACTTCGGTGCCGCAGGGCGCTTGGCGACAGATCAACGCCGGGGTGCCCTACGCCAAGTCGACCACCGCCAAGGCGCGGGTCGGGCTCGGCATGCTCGAAGCCTGGAGCCAGATGGACGTCGTTATCGCCGAGCGGTCGGGCGATATCGAGCGCGCACGCTACCTCGAGGACATCGGCTTTCTCGAAGGCATGTCGCAGAACCTGGCGAGCGTCGTGCTGTACGGCAATTCGGTCGTCACCCCGGCCGAGTTCATGGGGCTCTCGCCCTTCTACAACACGAAGAACACGGCAAACGCGCTCAACGGCGCCAATGTCATCGACGGCGGCGGCACCGGCTCTTCCAACCTGTCGATCTGGCTGATCTGCTGGGGCGAGCGCACAATCAAGGCGCTCTACCCGCGCGGCTCAAAAGCCGGTCTCCACCAGGAGGATCTGGGCACCACCTGGCCCGGCTCGGACGCGCTGGGCAACCCCTTCAAGGTCTATACGACGCATTTCCGCCAGGAGGCGGGGATCGTGCCGGAGGACTGGCGCTATGGCGTGCGCATCGCGAACGTTGATGTGACCGCGGCCGGGCTCGCCGGGCCAAGTGCGCTCGACCTCTACGCCACGCTCGCGCGGGCCTTTATGTACCCGCCGACGCTCTCCCAGATGGCCAGCGGGATCACCGAAACCGACGCCCCGGACGAGGCGGCGATCGGCATCCGTCCGGCCCTCTACACCAACCGCACCGGACGCTTGTGGTTTGATACGCAGGGGATGCGCGACAGGAACGTGCTGCTGTCCCTGACCGACGCCGCCGGCATCGTCACCGACTACATCCGCGGCATCCCGCTCAGGGTCGTCGACCAGCTGCTCACAACGGAAGCGCAGGTCGTCTGAGCGAGCGCGGCGAATCGCGATCCATCAACCCATAAAGCCGCCTTCGGGCGGTTTTACCTGCCCGAAAAAGGGATAGCCCAATGTATGTCGATGCCCTCCTCGCTTTTGTAGGAATTGGCCAAAATCAGAGCATGGTTGGCGCTGCCGGCCAGCCGATCGTGATGGCGCCGGGCGGTGTCGCGCTCGATCTGCTCGGTAACGGCGTTGGTGTCGCGCCGACCGGGATCATCGGCACCGCGGCGCTTTTCGGCACCGATTTCGGCATCGGCGTCAAGCGCGCGCTTTTGGCGATCGCCACAGGCACCGCGTTTACGACCGGCAACGCCGCGACCTGGAACCTGGCTTTTCAGCTCGCCCCGGATACCGGCGCTGCCGGCCTTTATCAGCCGGGCGCCTGGTCGACCGTTGTCGAGACGGGCGCGCGCGCGGTGGGCGATGCTGCCGCCAACACCGTCATCGGCCGGTTTGACTGGCCGCCGGTATTTCCCGTGACGCTCCGGCCGCGGTTTGCCCGGCTCCTGATGCAGTTCCCGGCCGGCACCAATCTCAGCGCCGGGACGATCGCCTATGCGCTGGTCACGACCGATCGCGACGATCAGAGCAATCGGCAAGCGGCACGCAACTATACGATCGCCTGACCCGGCGCGGCAGCGATCATCGCGCGCCACAGGTTCGCGCCCTGTTCAGCGAAGCCGATGTCAAGGTCTTCCGTTAACGCGCCAGCCTCAAGCATCGCCTCGGTCGGCTCGCGCGGCACGATGACATAGCCGGCAGCGGCGAGCGCTTCGAGCACCGCGCCGGCGCATTCCGCGGCGTCGTCATTGACCAGCGCCGCACTGCCGATAAACCGCGCAACCGCCTGCTCGATCAGGTCTGCCGGTTTCTCGTCCATTCGACCCCTCCTCCACAATTTACGGCATCACACCATGCGCAGCACCCCAGACCGCGCCCAATCCGAATTGGCCGAGCGCGAAGCGGCATTGCTGGCCCAGGGCCAGACGCCGATCGGCCAGCAACCCGCCGCGGAAGACGCAGCCGCAGCGCCGGCCGGCGCGCCACTCGATCTGTCGCGGCTGATGGAAAATCCGCAGGTCAAAGCCGCGATCACCGGCGCCGTCGCCGAGGCGGTGGCAAAGATCATGGCCGATCTCGCCGCCAAGCGCGAGATTGCCGGGCTCTCCGAAGCTGTCGCCGATGGTCATACCGACCGGGCCTTTGCCGAAAAGCTGGCGCTGACGATCGGCGAACTGATCGACCAGGGCCGGCCGGGTTCGCGCCGCGCGGTGGCGCCGGCCGTCCTCGCGCAGCGCTCGCGATCGCGCGAGGCGATGACCGATGCAATCCTCAGGTGCCGCGCAGAGCGCCTATCGCCCGAATATGAGACGCGCCAGGTCTGCTACCTCTCGGAAGAGCGGGTCCACCCGACTTTTATCGGCAGCGACAAAAAGACTTACGCCACCCGCTTTTCGTGGCCCGGCGTGCCAAACGAGGCGATGGTGCCGATGAACCAGGCCGCGGCCGAAATTCACCGGCACTTTCTCGATTCGATCGGCCATGTGCCGTTGCCGGCACCCTCCGACCCGCTCGTCGAGGGCTTCCGCGTCCTGCGCGGGCCGACGGGCGATCCGGTGGGACCGCCGCAACTCGGCAACGGGCGACCGGCCGATGGCGAGCTGCGGGTCATCAACCGCGAGCCGGTGCACATCCTCGGCACGATCGCCGAGCCGGCCCGCCCGCCGGTGCAATAGGCGCCGCCGATGGGGATCCCGGCCGCCGCGCCCAACATCCCGACCCCGCCGGCAGGCGACAAGGCGAATTTTGTCTATTCGTCGGCGCAGGCCGGCAATGCGCCGATCACCGGCACCGGACAGACGGACGCCATCCAGATTTTCGGCCCGTGCAACCTCCTGATCTATGCCAGCGGCGGCCCCAACGGCGCCTGGGTCGGAACGGTGCGCCTCGAACGCAGCTTTGATGGCGGCACGACCTGGATTGTCTGCGGCATCGGCGGCGCCGGGCAGCAGGCGATCTGGAATACCGGGACGGACATCTCGGCCGTTATCGGCGAGCCGGAAAAGGGCGTCCTCTACCGCCTCAACTGCACCGCCTGGACCTCGGGCACGATCAATTGGCGGTTTTCGACCAACGGCGCAGCGGCAATGTCGCTCTCGCTGGCGGCGGTGATCTGACCGCTCCCCCGACCGAAATTCTGGAGGTTTCCACGTGAAACATACCTTGCGGCGGCGGCTGCTGCCGGCCGCCCTCTCCTTCGCTCTCGGCCTGGCGCTGGCGGGTTTGCCGGTCATGCTGGCCGCAATGCTCGATGGCGCGCAGGCGGCGCCCGGCGTCTCGCCCGGCTTTCAATTCCCGACGACGCCTTGGCAATCCTACGCCCCGGCGCGTGTCCAGTGCGGCAAGCTCGCCGGCGCCAATTTCAATTCGGCGAGCGCCGACCAGGCGATCCCGATTTCGGCGCCTTCCGCGCTCTACATGCTGGACGCGATCACGATCAACAACGCCAGCCTCTCGCTGACCACAGCGGCGGGCGGGTTCTATACCGCAGCGGCCCAGGGCGGCGTCGCGCTCGTGGCGGCGACGCAGGCCTATTCCACATTGACCTCGGCGGCCAACGATGCGGCCGGCAGCGCGATGAGCGCGACAATCGCCACGGCGGGCGCAACCAACGCGCTCGATCTGCCGGTGATTTACTTCAATCTCACGACCGCGCAGGGCGCCGCCGCCACCGCGGATATCCGCGCGTTCTGCCGACCGCTTTACTAGGCCGCCGCCGCGCCGCCCGGGCTCGCCCGCGATCCTTTTCGCCCCTTTTTCAGGAGCTTCATCGATGAAGCGTTTTATTCCGCTTGCCGCGACGATTGTCTGCGCCGCGCTCGCTGTCGCCGCGGCGGCGCTGGCGCAGACCTATCCGCCGCCACAGGTATCGATGCTCAATGACGCGGACCTGATCCAGGATCTGCCGAACGGCGCGATCGGCGTCGGCAACTACTACGCCACGGCACAGAAATTCGCCGGCTATGTCGGCGGCCAGCCGTGGAAGTCGAATGCGCTGATCGGCGGCGATGCCACGACCAACCTTTTCCAGCGCGCGACGACCGGGGCCAGCCAGACGACGACCGTCGCCTATGGCGGCCCCGACCGCTGGGCCTATTGGTCGGGCGCTTCGACGGCGATGACGCTCAGCCGCGACTCGACCGCGGGCGACTTGCCGACCGGCGCGAAATACGCCTTCAAGATGGCCCGGACCTCGGGCCAGACCGGCGTCGTGCAGGTGTGCATGCTGCAGGAAGTCGAAAGCGCACAGGCCTATCAGTTCCAGGGGCAGAACGCCGAACTCGATTTCCACGCCGCGACCGGGGCGAATTTCTCCGGCGCCGGTGCCAACATGACGGCCTACATCATCACCGGGACCGGCACCGATGAGGGTGTCGCCGGCTCTGCCTCGGTGGCGTTCGGGCTTAATGCCGGCGGCGGCGGCTCGGGTGGCTGGACCGGCCAGGCCAACGCGACCGCGGCCGTCATCAATCTTGGCGGCGTCTCCTCGCTGGGCCGCTATGCGGCGGTCGGCAAGATCCCCGCCGGCGCCACCGAAATCGCCGTTGCCTTGTGCTGGACGCCGGTCGGCACCGCCGGCACCAACGATTACATCGCCTTCAGCAACATCGCGCTGGTGCGCAACCCGGCGCTGACGGCGAACGCCACGGCCGGCTATTCCTGCGACAACCAATCGAACAGTCAGGTCAACTGCAGCGCCTTCGAGCGGCGCAGCCAGGCGATCGAGACGATCCTCCAGCAGCGCTATTTCTACGAGATCGTCGAGCCGGCCGCTTCCAAGATCGTCAGCCAGGGCGGCGCCTACATGACCGCGACGATCTGCGATGTTGCGATCAAATTGCCGGTGACGATGCGGGTCGCGCCGACGATCACCATCGGCGGCACCGCCGAGTCGACCTCGACCTGGGCCGTCCTGTCGAAGACCGTGACGCCCGTTGTGCTGGCCTCGACCTACCTCATTCAGGATGCGGTCATCGGCAACACCATCGACACGATCGCATTGCAGGCAACGACGGCTTCGACGACCGCAGGATTTGCCTGCCAGCTGGTCGGCGCCGGCGGCGGGGCCAATATCCAGGCATCGGCCGAGCTGTAGTCGATGCCGGACGTCTCGCAGGCGCAGCGGCGCTGGGCCTTTGCCAACAAGGACAAGCCGACCAAGGAAGGCCGCGCCGCGAAGGAATTCGCGGACGCCGATCCGGGCGGCAAATTGCCCGAGCGGGTCAAGGACGGCAAACCGCAGCGCACGAAGCACGGCGGTTTCTACGACCATCCATCGAGCGCAAAGCGTTGACCTCGCCCAATTTGCTCGACCTCGCGTCACGGAGCACCGGGATGGCGGAGAAAAAGCCAAAGGGCTGGATACCAAAAGCCGAATTCCACCCGGGCGGCTCCAAGGGAAAATTGCACCGCGAGCTCGGCGTGCCCGAGGGGCAGAAAATCCCACAGAGCCGGCTCGCCGCGGCGGCGGGATCGAGCAATCCCGCGATTCGCCGCGATGCGGCTCGCGCCAAGACGATGGCAAGCTGGCACCACGGCGGGTTTTACGACCATCCGTCTTCGAAAGCATCCCGATGAAATGCCCAAACCCGGCGTGCAAGGGCGGCCTCGTGCCGCGCGACAGGGCGGTCGACACGCTGGTGCGGCTCGGGGCTGAAATCTGCGGCACCTGCGGCGGGGCGGGCAATATCGATGCCGCAGCAAAACGCCGCCTCGGCAATGTCGGGCCGGGCCTCTCCGGCATATTGCCGCTGCGCCCGCCGCGGGCCGGCTCGGCCGCCCGCGAAGTCGCCGAGGAGTTCGCCCGGCGCTGCAAATGCCTCGGCGGCCAGGGCGAGTGCGATGGAGGCTGCTGTGATTGACGCCGGCCCGGATCTGCCGACGACCGCGGGGGGCACCTCGACACCGCCGCGCTACAAGTCGCACAAGGAAGTCTGGGCGTTGAGGATTGCCAAGATTGAGCCGCGCGCCGATGGCGGCGTGGTTCTGTCGTTCGCTGAGGACAGCGGATTTGCCCCGATGCTGGTCGAGAGCATTCTGGTGCGGCGCTACATGCCGATCGCCGGCGATTTCCTCTTATTTTATCGCGACGGCTACCGCTCGATCAGCCCGCGCCGCGCCTTTGAAGAGGGCTACGGGCGCTGCGCTTAAAATTGGTGCCCGTGGTCGGATTCGAACCGACAAGCCCTTGCGGGGCAGGCGGGGTTTAAAGCCCTCCGCGTCTACCAGTTTCGCCACACGGGCACTCGAGAGCCAGCATAGCATCCGCCTGACCAATTTGCTGCGACGTTCCCGATTACAGCCAGCACCACACGGGGAGGGTCCTACCGGGCTTGGTCGCCAGCCTTGATGCGCACTCGGCTGTTCCCGCGGCTTGCCTCCCGCAACCGATGCCGGCTCGATCGCGGTAAAAACGGCTGCCGGTAAACTTTACGACCGCTGGTTTCCCTACGCTCACGCGCCGCCGCAGCGGCATTCCCTTAGCACACGGAGGGCCTTGATGGCCGACGAAAAAAAGCCGGCGAAGAAGTCGCGCGGCGAGGACCTCTACGATTCGCCGGAGATGACGAGCGCCCGCGAGAAGCGCACCGCCGGCAAGCCCGCGGCACACAAGGCGGGCGGCGACACGCCTTCCAGCGGCGGCGAGATGCTGAAGCGGCACGCCGGCGAGCGCGAGGGGTTGCGCGTCGAGCACGAGGGTCAGCGGCGCAACGAGCACAACCGCCAGCGCGACGAACACCGCTCGATGGATGCGCGGCACGAGAGCGAACACGCGGGCATGACCGACCATGCCGCGACCGTCGGGTTGCACCGCACCCACGAGCACGAAAAGCACGGCCTCGTCGGCGACCATGAGAAGCGCCACAAGGACATGGCCGAGCGCCACCACCACGAGCGCCACACCCTCAATATGAAGCATGAGGCGGAGTTGCTCGGCGCCGCAGGCGCGGGCGCGGGCCCAGCCGGCGCGGCCGGTGCGCCGGCACCCGAACCGCCGGCGCCGGCGATGGCCGCCGCGGGAGGCGCGTGATGGCGAAATGGGGGCCGCTGATCAACCTCGAATACGATGATGAGGAGATGGCGGACCAGGCGAGCCCAGCCATCGCTGAGAAGCCCCAGTATCCCTACGGCACGCGCATTTGCCTGACCGGCCGCGAACTCGAAAAGGCGCAACTGCCGCTGCCAAAGGTCGGCGACGAGATCGATCTGCGCTGCTTTGGCTGCGTCACCAGCGTCTCGGACGACGGCAGCGGGCAGCGCGTCGAAATTCAGATCGAGAAGCTGCGCCTCGAAAACGACGAGGACGACGACGATGAGTGATGCGAGGCCGGGATCCACCGTGCCGAATGCGCTGCGCGATAAGAGCGAATACGGGAAGCAAACCCACATCGAGCGTTTGAACGGCACCGGCAACCCGGCGGACGGCACCGGCACGATCGGCGCTCCCGGCGCACCGCCGCCGTCGGGCGACCCCGATGAAGAGCCGCTGCCCTATCACCTCCTCGCCGCCGCGTTTCACGATGGCGTCTTCCGCCGGGCCGGCGAGACGGTATGGCTCCTCCTCCACCAGGTCGGCGCGCACCACGCAAAGATCGAAGCCGTGATCGAGGAGGTGGTCGAAGAGGTGATTGACGCGACTCTCGACCGGCCGCGCCGCCGTGCGATAGTCCTCGATGTCGACCATATGGTCGTCAGCACGCAACCCGCACCAAGAGGAGCCGGCCCATGATCACGATCACCTTGAAGCCGACCGATGTCTACACGTGGCCTCTCTCCATCGTCGATCCGGCCACCGGCCAAACCGAACCGCTCCCCGCTGGGGAAGTGTTCACCGCCACATCCACCAGCCCGGCCGTCTTGGCTACGGTCAACGCCGCCGCCGATGGCAGCCCTGAACTCGTCGTCAAGGCCGCGACGCTCCCCGATGCCAACACGCTCGGGATCAAGGTCGAAGTGACCGACTCCACGGGCGATGTGGCGGTCGATCTCACCGTGGACTATCCGGTGCCGGCCGCCCCGGGCGACATCACTCTCGGCCCCGCCAGCCTCACCCAGCAGCCGGCGCCGACCGCTCCCGGCCCCTAAAAACCAGGCCCTATTTACGCCCTAGATAGGGCGCCCGATCAAAGCGCCCGCCGGTCGGGGCGGGCGCTTTCGATTCTGCCGGAGCGAATTGCGGGGGCGCCGATGAACCGCGGCAGGGTTACCCCGCAGCCGCAGCAATCGCCCGGCATCTCCGCCGCCGCTGGCGTGACCCAACAGGGGCTGGCCGGAGTGCCGGACCAGACGAGCGCCGGCGCGATTTACTGCCTCTTCTGCCTCCCGCGAACGCCGATCGGCGCACAGGTTTTTCCCGCCCCGCCGAGCAATCCCTTTTATCCGCTGATCCTGGGGTTCTGAGCCGATGAGCAGCCCGTTTCTCGTCACCGACAAGAACGGCGCCCCCTATTCGATGGACATCAACGCCGTCGGCGGCAACTGGGCGCCCTCTGTCGTTCCAGCCGACCAGCTCGGCAACAAATTCACGCTCGCACCCGGCCTTGTCGCGCTGCCGGTCTCTTCGGAGGGGTTGAAACCCGGCTACCGTTATGCGGTCCTCGGATTTGCGGCGGTCGCGACGCCGACCGATGTCCTCGAGATCCAGGGCAGCGCCACAAAGACGATCCGGATCCGCCGCATCAAGGTGGGCGGGGTCGCGACCGCCGCGGGCAACATGCCGGCGCAGCTCGTTCGCCGCTCGGTCGCCGACACGACAAGCCTCGTGCGCACCGCCCTCACCGCCTTCAAAGCCGACACCAGTTACGCCGCGGCAACGGCGGTCGTCTCGACGATCGGCACCGCCAATCCGGGGTCGCTCGGGGCGCAGGTCGGCGGCTTGGCGGGAGCCGGGCGGGTGCAGCTCGCCGCCGCCGGCTCGGGCGTCGCGGCCACCGATCTGGTCTGGCTCTTCGACCGCAACGCCTGCGTCCTGCGCGGCGCCCTCGATTTTCTTTATCTCAACATGAATGGCGCGGCGCTCCCGACCGGCGCGGTTTTCGATATCGAAATCGAGGCCGAGGAAGATGCGAGCTAGCCCCACGCGGCAAATTCTGGCTGTCGCGGCGCTGGCGGTATTTCTGCTGCTCGCGCCCAATGCCGCCCGCGCGCAACTCCAGGGCGGCGCCGGCAGTCTCTCAACCCTCAGCGATGTCGCGGTGACGGGCGTCCACGCGCCGACCGACGGCCTGGTGCTGACCTATAATGCCGCGCTGACAAAATGGATTCCGGCTGTCGGCGGCGGCAGCAGCAGCATCACCCTCAATGCCGGAGCGGGGGTCGGGCTGAGCGCGCCGGGCGCGATGTCGCTTGGTTCGACCTATACGATCGGCGCGGTAACCGACAATCTCGCTTTCGGTTCGCTGACACTGAACAGCACCGGCACGGGCAGCTATCTCAACAGCACCGCTGTTCTGCTGCCGCTGATCGCAGCGAACGCGAGCCCGTACCTTTGGGCTGGGTTCAACACGACCTCGGGCACCACAGCAGATCACGGTATCGGCTGCTTTGTTCCCAATGCCGGCGGTTTTCAGTGCGATATCCAGGCCGGCGCCGCGATCACCAGTTGGAAGTATCCGGCGCCGAGCGGCACGACAGTCATCACCGGCCCACCGTCCGATGGCACAAACAAGACGCTTTCAACCCTGGCCGGCACCGAGACGCTGACCAACAAGACGATCGTCTGTGCGAACAACACCTGCACGGTGCGGATCGGGAGCGATGTAAGCGGCCTCGGCACGAGCGTCGCGACATTCCTCGGCACGCCGACGGCGACAAACCTCGGGACCGCGCTCGGGACCCAGACGGCCAACACCGTATTATCCGGGCCGTCCTCGGGCAGCGCCGCTAATCCGACCTTCCGTGCGCTTGCTGCTGCCGATCTCCCCGGCGTTCCCGACAGCACGAAGTCGGCCAACTATCCCTTCGCGGCGGGGGACATGGGCGGCACGGTCAATCTGACCGGCACCGGGTGGACGCTCACCGCCCCGGCGATCAGCGCGACGATCTTCGCCAATGGGATGTTCGCCTGCTACCAGAACCAGGGCACCGGGACAATCACCCTGTCGAGCACGCCGACGATCAACTTCCCCGGCGGGGTGACGGGAACCAGCCTGTCTATCCTGCCGGGTTTGGGCGGCTGTTTGCTCTCCAATGGTTCCACGCTCGACTGGCAACCCGGGTCGGTGGTTTCCTCAACGACGGTGTACGGCGTCGGGCTGTCGCTGGCGGCCGTATCGCACAATTTTCTCGACAGCATCGTCGCCGGGGTGCCGCACGCCTCGCAGCCGGCGTTCACCGATCTGTCCGGCGCAGCCTCGGTGGCCCAGCTCGGCACCGGTGCTGCGAGCCACGCCATCCCGGTCGACGTTGCCGGTGCCAGCACCTACAAGGTCGTGCCGGACTGCACCGATACCGGCGGCAGCCATCTCAACTACACGCAGTCGAGCGACGCATTTTCTTGTGGTTCATCGGGGGGCGGAGGAACCTCGCAGGCGCTGACCCGGCAGCGCTTCACGACCGGATCAGCGGCGACCTATACGACGCCCGCCAACGCTAATAAGCTGATCGTCACGCAATGCGGCGCGGGTGCTGGCTCGGGCGGCCTCGGGGCCGGCGCTGGCACCGGCGGCACCGGCGGTACGACGACCTTCAATAGCGTCACCGCGATCGGCGGCACCGGCGGCACCGGCACCACCTCGACCACCGGCGGCACCGGCGGGGTCGGCGGTCAGGGCGGCACCGGCGCGCTCGGCACCGGCGGGTTCCGCATCACCGGCGGGGATGCTGGCGATGGCGGCAATGTGGTCGGTGCGATCGCCCAAGTGGCGGGCGGCGTCGGCGGCGACAGCTTTCTCGGCGCCTTCCAGGCCGCGACGGCGAGCAACAATGGCGCGGGCGCAAACGGCGTCAACAGCGCCTCGGTGTTGACTGGCGGCTCGGGCGGCGGCGGCGGCGGCGAGTGTTTGCAGCAGATCATCGTCACGCCCGGGGCGACGTACACCTATACGGTCGGTGCAGCCGGCACGGCTGGCGCGGGCGCAACGGCGGGGCTTGCCGGCAATGCCGGCGTCATCGTCGTCGACGAATATTACGGCATCACCACCGGCACCTATACCAACCACGGCATCCTTCTCGGCACCGGCTCGGGGATCAATGCCACGGCGGCGGGCACGGCTGGGCAGGTTTTGACCAGCAATGGCGCGGCCGCTGACCCGACATATCAGACCGCTAGCGGCGGGGGTGCGACAACCTTCATCTCGACGCAAACCGCCAGCAATACCGCGACGGACTTGATATTCGATAGCTCGACCTCGGGGGCACTTACCGGGACCGATTACGAGTTGCGCTGTCGCAATCTGATCACGGCGACGAGCGCCGTCACGCTCTACCTGCAATTCGGCACCGGCGGGACACCTACCTATCAGACCGCGAATTACGCGTGGAACGGGCCGGGGATGCAGAACGGCGGCACCGCCGTCGATCTCGGCTCGAATAGCGACAGCGGTATCCCGCTGGCTCGCGTTGGCCAGATGGCGACTACGAGAGGAACTTCAGGAAGATGGGATCTCTTTAATTTGGTAGGGGCCGTGTATCATGATGTTGTTGGAATAAGCGATGGGTTTACCCAGGGCTCGATCTACCAGATGCTTGCTATCGGCGGGACCTATACCGGCGACACCAATGCGGTGACGGGTCTTCGCGTCCATTCCAGTAGCGGCAACATCAACACCGGATCATGCTCGCTCTATTCGGTAAAAACGTCATAAATGCGCACCCTCGCTGCACTGGTCTTTATTGCTGCTGTTGTTGCCCCCTGGTCGGGCAATGCCTTCTTGCTTCGTGGTGGTGGGAGCAATGGCACCCCACCCAGTGACCTGACGACGATGACCGTCGTCAACGAGAGCGGCAGCACGATCGGCAACGGCTTTGTTCGTTTCGCCCACCCGTTCAAGCAGGGCGACATCCCGTCCGGTCAGGCGCCGGTGTTCAAGGACGACAGCGGCAACGTGCTGCCATATTCCTGGGGCGCAAAGCGCGCTTGGGACGAGACCGGGCAGGACGGCAGCCTGATGACGGCGATGTTTCTGGTTTGCAAGGTTCCCAGCACCGCCAACAACGCCTCCGCGACAATTCACATCCAGGCCGGCGGCTCGTGGCCCGCGGCGGGCTCGCGTGCACGATCCGAGGTCTATTCGCAGAACTACGTCGTCAACGCGACGGCCGCGCCGATCACCGGCGCCAACATCGTCAACGAGGGGGCCTGGCTCGACGACCCGACAATATCGGGGTCGAACAACGCCGAACAGTTCAACACGCTCGACGGCGGGTGCGGACGCGAGGATCGCTACCTCGTCCACCTGTCGCCGACCAAGGACGGCACGGCCCACGGCCAGCTCGAGGATTACGAGTACGTCACGGCATTGACCGCCTCCGGGGGCGCTCTTGGTGGCTTCCTGAAGTGGGGCCGGATCACCCAGCCGTGGTACAACTACGACACGCCGGCCAAGAACGTCCGGGCCTTTTCCGCCATCTCCTACACGACGGTCGGCCCCGGCGGCAGCGGCACGGCGACGGTAAACTTCGCAACGCTGCCGACCGCGACGACTTTCACCGCAACGGGCGGATCACCGAACTTCGTCCTGGCCGGCGCGACCAATCCGTTTTATTTCGGCGTCGAGGTGGGGGCCGGCAATCAGATTCTCGCCGGTTACGTGACGACCACCGGCACGTTGCCGACCGGGCTCGATGCAAACACGCTTTACTTCGCCTCGGTCTCCAGCAGCACCAGTCATAATGCGACCTTCGGAACCAATGGCATCGGCGGCGGCGTGGTGACGCCGAGCGATGCCGGGACCGGGACGCACACCTTCAACCCGGCTTTTGCCGTCGTGCATTTCGGCTCGATCGTCGACGCCGACCCGACGACGGTGCGCAGCCGCTTCTTCCAGGGCGCCGGCAGCATTGCCGCCGACCCGCGCCTGAGGCCGAAGTTCAACCAGACCTATTGGGAGAAGTCGCACGTCCTGGGGCCGATCGACCTTGCGCAGATCGGCACCGTGACGAGCAACGAGTGTGTGGCGCAGGCCAGTTCCTGCAACGGCGGCGCGCCCTATGCGTGGAACTCGGCATCGATCGGCCCGCAGCCGTCGGATCGCCACACCACGGGCGACGCCGATGTCGGCCCGCTCTGGCCGGGTGCGATGCGTCACTTCTACATTCAGGACCAGATTGACGACGTGATGGTGCGGCAGGTCGCGCTGTCGCAGGTGCATGACGGGATGAATTTCCGGGACCACGCGACCCGGCAGTATCCCAATCTGACCAACACGACCTATTCCGGCGGCACCGACCCGGTGCCCGCGCCGTCCTCGGCCCAGCAACAGTTTCGCTGGAGCGGCTTTGGGCCGGGGCCAAACGGTTCGTGGACCCCGCCGCCCTCCAGCACCTATCAGTACGTCTTCGACGACGCCGACTGCTCGCACTGCTCCGAGAATTTTATCTACGCCTATCTCCTGACGGGCGAAGCCTTCGTGCTCGACCTCGGGATCGAGGCGGCACTCGGCGGACAGATGCACGTCGGCGGCGGGACCAATCACCGCAACCCGCTCTATCCGGTCGCCGCCTACGGCATCGCTACCGCGCGCGACGCCGAGAACCGCGATGCCGCCTGGTCGTTCCGCCGCGAGATGCTGGCCGGCCGGGTGGCGCCAGATCCCTATTTCGACGGGTCGCACATCGGCAAGCTGTACGACGATCTGACGGCGGCCAATTGCAGTTGGCCGGTCAACCAGGCGCTGCCGAACCTCGGCACCTACGCCATCGCCAAAGGCTACTGGACGATGGGGGAATTCAACAGCGACAACAGCATCAAGGACGTGCTGCTGGGCGAAAGCTGGCAGTTCTTCTACAACGCTCATATCGCCGCCTGGGCGGCGGACCTTTACAACAACGCCGACTGCAAGACCTGGGCGAAGAACTTCGCGACCAAGGGGCTCTATTACCAGACCACCTTCTCCGGCTGGGCGCTCAACGGCTACACCGAGCACAACGTCAACGGCAGCGATACGGGCGCGTCGAACGCCAATGCGATGATCTCGTCCGACGCGCAGTGGGGGCCGTCCGTGCCCGGCCCGGTTACCTGGGCGGCATCCTCACCGATGATCAGCCTCTCCAACGCCAGCTCGACCGGGTGGACGCCGACCGATGGCGACAAGTTCCTCTACGGTAATTTCCAGGGCGTGATCTGCGGCTACCTGGCGGACACGCCGTATTACCTGAAGAACACGGTCAACACCGGGGGCAGCAATTACACGTTCGACCTGTCGGCGACCGTCGGTGGTGCTGCGCTGCCGCCACCGAGTGGGGCGACGCCGAGCGGCTGCCACACCAGCGGCACGTTCAACACCGCCTTCCAGCCGGCCTACGTGCTGCCGCAACCGACCAGCGTGACCTCGACGGGCGTCGTCAGCGCCAACAACGCAAACGCCTACATCGCCAACGGGCGCGCCCTGTGGAACCGCCTCAAGGCGCAGGGCATCACCGCGCTCGACGGGACAGCGGTCGACGCACTGATCACCGATGCCAACACGCGGATGAACTCGGTAGGGACGCCAGATTGGAACACCTATCCGCGCTTTGCCTTCGGGTCGGCGTTTTAGCGGCGGCAATACTCGCCGGCGCCGCCTCTTCTGGATGGCGTTCGGCTACAGCACTGACGATCCATTCCATGGCGCAACAGCGAGAGGAAAGACCGATGCGCAGGATTATTTCAGAGGGCGTGATCTTCGCTGTGCTCAGCGCCGCGCTGCTTTTCGGCCTGGTTACCTTGGGTCCGGCGGCCTGGAGCCAGGCGGTGCCGCCCGCGGCGCAGGTGCCGCAGGTGCCGAGCGACCCGCATCCCGAGGTATCGGCCAAGACAATCGCCGCGCAGGCAGCGCTGATCGCGTTGCGCGAAAGCGAATTGCGCGCCTTTGACCAGGACGCGCGAGCGGCCCGCGCCAGGCGCGAGGCTGAGTGGCAGGCGAGCTTTGCCGCCTGGTGTGGCGATCGAGTGGCCTGCGGGCTCCCCACGCCGGCACCGGCCGCGGTGTCGCCGACGCCGGAGCCGCCGGCAGCCGAGCCGGCGCCGAAATAATCGCGCCGGAGCAACACCGGAGGCGGGCGATGTTTATCGTCGTCTCGCTCGCCGATGCCGGCCTCTTCCTGCTGCTCCTGCTGATCGCCGTGGCTTGATCGGCGCTTTGTCGATCGGCCGCCCCACACTCCCCTCACCCGCAATCACGCAATAAACCGGAGGCGCTGATGCGCCGCTTTCGGGCCGCCCTCGTGGCGGCCTTTTTTCTTGTCCTGGTAACGCCCGCAATGCTGCTCCCGCTTGCCCCGGCAAGGGCGCAGGGCGCGTTGCGCGACTGCGGCGCGCTGACGGCGGGTCATCTCCTGATGTATGCCGGCAGCAACTGCGTGCTGGATGCCGGCGGGCCGACGCTGGCCGGCGGCGCGCCAGCCAACAACAATCAGCCCGGGACGCTGCCGACCGGGATGCCGCTGGTTAACAGCGGGCAGTCGCTGGCGCTCTACAGCGGGTATGCGACGGGCCCCTTCAGCGAATTCAAATTCGGCTTTGACGGCAACGGCAACGGCCTCATCACGCTCGACAGCATCGGCGGCGGGGCGGCACCGACCTGCAATTTTCTGATCAACGGCACACTCTCGGCGTGCACCAATACGCTGCTGTCGAACAGCATTGCAAGAAATGCACCCGCTGTACCGGCCGGTTTTTGGACCAATATCCCACCGGCAAATGTCTGGAGCATACGGGACCGCCTCCTGGTCGGCGGCGCACAAAGCGCAACCAATTTGCCGAACGATCTGACCTGGCTGGGTAAATTCGCCAACGGCGGATACCTCTATTACGACGACTACAGCCAGTTTGAATCCTACAGCACGATCGGCGGCATCGGCGGCGCCTTTGCCTGCCGTTCAAGCGATGCGAGGGGAAGTTTCAGCCAGGCTGCGTGTCTCCCCATTGCAACGATCGGGATTGCCAACAGCAGTTTAGGGGCGGAAGGCGCCTATCATGCCGCCGCCCGCTATCCCTCGGCCGGCGCTGTCCTCGGTGTTGAAATCGAGGTCGCCAACTTTGGCAATGCGATAACCGTCAGCCCTTATAATTTGGGCGATGCAGGAACAACCGCAGCCTTGTGGCTTGGGGCGGGCGGCGAATTGGTTACGAGCGCCGGCGGTTCCTCGCCGAACTCGCTGACGACTTTTATCGGGATCACCAATCAGGGGCAGGGCGCCGGACTCCAATCCGTCAGCGATGTCAACGCTGCCGGCACCGGCTATGCGGTGAACGACACGATCACTCTGGCGGGCGGCGTTTCATCGGTTGCCGGGGTGCTGAGGGTAACTTCGGTTGGCGCAAACGGCATAGTTACCAGCGCGGTGATCTCTACCGCCGGGACCTATACCGTCAATCCCTCCAGCCCGGTTGCGCAGTTGTCGTCGAGTGGTGCTGGCACCGGCGCCAAGTTCGATGTGACTTTCGGCACCGGGTCTACCGCCAATCGCGGCATTGTGTTTGGCGCCGGTTCTCTTACCGCGCAGGCCGAACCGATGGTGCTCGACATACCGCGGCAATATGAAATCGGTTGGACTTACGACGGCTCCGATATTCCCGGGTTTGCTATTCGCAGCGATGTGACCGATCAAGCCCATGGTACAAGATTGGTTGCAATCGATAACGCATTGCAGATTCAGACACTGGGCAGCGGTGCCTCCAATATCGCGTCCTTCAGCACCAGCGGCCTGACGACGCTCAGCAACGCTCTGCTGGTCGGCGCCGGTATCGGCGGAGACGGCATTGTCGAAGTAAGCAACTACTTTGGCATCTATCCCGCCTCGGGCACGCTCCATAGCGCCATCACGCAGCATTTTGCGGGCGACCACGCGGTCAATTTCTGGAATGCGGATACCCTGGCCGCCCCGAGCTTTAGCTGGCTGCAAAAGACCGGCGCCTCGGCCGCGACGACCCTTGCCGCTCTTGGCCCCGGGCTGCAGCTTGGCGCACCGCCCGGTGGCGACAAGGGCCTCGGCACGATCAACGCAGCCGGAATTTACTACGCCAACGGGATCGCGGGGGTGACGTGTGCAGGAGCGCCAGGCGGCTCCTATGCTGTGACGAATGGGATTGTGACCCACTGCTGAGGCCCCTCCCATGCCAACCTCGACCGACGTCGTAAACAGAGCATTGGAGCTCCTGGGCGTCCAGGTCCAGATCACCGCACTGAACGACGGCTCGGTCGCCGGCAACGCCGCCCAGGTCATCTACGCGCCGGCGGTCAACCTGCTGCTGCGCCGGCTCGACCCGGCCTTTGCCCGGCGCACCGATGTGCTGAGCGCGGCGGGCGGCACGATCCCCCCGCCGTGGACGCATGAATATACCTACCCGGCCGATTGTCTGCGGCTGCGCCAGCTGCGCCCGCAGGCCGGCAGCTACAACGTCAACGATCCGCAGCCGGTGCGCGGCGCGCTCGCCTTTGACAACGGGCTCGCGGCCAAGGTCATCGTCAGTAACCAGGCAAATGCGAGCGCGGTCTACACCAGCTCGACGCCGAACGAAAACCAATGGGACTCGGCCTTTATCGAGGCGGTCGCGCGGCTGATCAGCAATCCGCTCGCGATGGCCTTGGCTGGGCGGCCCGACTTCGCCCGCGAGCTCCTGGCGGAGGCCGAGCAATACGCCAACACCGCCGAACTGGTCGACGAAAACTGATTTTACCGATTTGAGGTAACGTGATGGCGGTCGGTTATGCCAGTCCCGAGGATTGCATCAATGCGGCATTGCGCGCCTGCGGTTACCCGCGCGCAATTGCTGAAATTTACGAAGGCTCGCGCGCCTCGCGCGTCGCGGTCGAGGTCTACGGCCCGGCGCGCGACGGTCTCCTGCAATCGCAGGACTGGGATTTTTCGTTTCGCGAGGTGGCGCTGACCCCGACCGCCGGCGGCGCGAAAATTCTCGGGTTCAGCCAGGAATACAACTACCCGGCCGACGCGCTGCGCATCGCCTATGTCCACGGCACGATCCCGAACCCGAACAACGACCCGCAGCCGGTGCGGTTCAAGACCTATAACGACTCGACGCTCGGCACCCCGGCCAAGGTCATCGCGACCAACCAGGCCGCCGCAGTCTGCGGCTACTATGCGCAGATCACCGACCCCCTGACGTGGAACGCGGCTTTTACCCAGGCCTTTGTCGCGCTCCTGGCAAAGCTCTTCTCGTTTGCCCTGCGCGACGACATCAACCTCGCGCGCACCCGTGCCGGAATGGCCGAGCAGATGATCGGCGAAGCAGCCGATGTCGGCGATATGACCGGGCCGATGATGCCGGAATTGATGGCACGCGCGGCAGCCGCGGCGCAGCGGCAGTAAGATGACCGTCGCGCCCGAAGATTTGGTGAATCAGGCTCTTGTCGAGATCGGCTATTCCGAGCGCATCGCCTCGCTCGAAGAGGGGACGCGCGCGGCCGATGCGGCGCTGGAAGTCTACCGCCAGGTGCGCGACGAACTCTTGCGTGCCGGCGGTTTTCCGCTGGCGCGGCGGGCCAATATCCCGCTCGCCCTCCTGAAGGGGCCGCCGCCGCCTGGCGGGTACAACCCTGGACAGCCGTGGTCGGCGCAATATCCCCCTCCGGGGTTTCTCTACCAGTACGGCTACCCGGCCGATTGCCTCGAACTGAAGGCGATCGTCCCGCCGCCCGGGGCGATGTTCGACCTCGATCCCAAGCCCGCGGTCTTCCGCGTCGACAACGACAATTCGCTGATTGATCGCAACGGCGCGGCGACGGCGCAGCAGAAAGTCATCCTCTCCAACCTCAAGGGCGCGCTGGCGGTCTACACCGGCCGGGTCACCGACCCGAACCTGTGGGATGCCTCGTTTGTCTCGCTCGTGGTGAAGCGCCTCGGTGAAAAACTGGTGCGTGCGCTCAGGGAGGGCGAGGCGGTCGAGAAGATCGAACGGGCGGAAGAGGCCGCATTAACCGGCGCCGCCGAAGCGAACCGAGGCTGAGATGCAGGCCGAAGACATCATCAATCGCAGCCTCGACGCGATCGGCGCCGGCACGCTGATCGCCAGCTTCGCCGACGGCACCCCGGCTAGTGAAGCGGCGCGGCGGATCTACGGCCCGACCCTCCGGCAACTATTGCGCACCGCACACTGGGGATTTGCCCGAAGACAGGCGCCGCTCCTGTTGCTGGGCGATGCCACCGGGCAGACGCTGGCGCCCAACGGCCAGCCCTATGCAAGGACGGTCGAGCCACCGTGGACCTATGCCTATGCGTGGCCCTCGGATGGCGTCAAGGCGCGCTGGCTGCCGTGGGCGCAGCAGGCGCAGCCGACCGCAGTGCCGATCATGACCGGGCTGGCGGCGACCCCGCTCGGTTCGAGCTTGATCCCGGGGCGGTTTCTGGTGTCCTCGTCCAACGACTTCCCGGCCATCGCCGGACAGGCCGATTGGGACAACCTGCCTGACCTGCCGGAAGGCCAGGGGCCGATCGGCCGGCGGGTCATATTGACCGATGTCCCGACCGCGAGCCTTGTCTACACCCGGCTCGTGCTGGCGCCCGAGGAATGGGACGCGCTTTTCGAGGAGGCGATGGCCGCGGTCTGCGGCGCGCGCCTCGCGATGCCGCTGATCCTCGACAAAAAGCTCGCCATCACGGTGCGCAACCAGCAGATCGCCATCGCGAAATCCGCGATCAGCGAGGCGCGGGTCGCCAACGCCAACGACAGCGGGTTTCCGCAGACGATCGATCACACGCCCGACTGGCTGCGCGCTCGCAGCGGCGGCGGGGGCTGGGGCGGCTTTGGTCGCAGCGGGGTCGGGCTGCCCGGATATTATTCCCTCGGCTGGGAGGGGTTTGCGTTCGGGGGCGATGGCGGCGCGGTGTTTTGAGGCGGCAGATCGTCGTGGAAAGTGTTGCAGCGCCCGCAATAGCGCTCGGCAACATCGCGCAGATTGTGGCTGGTGAGCCCGCACCAGCGGCAGGTGATCGTGCTGAAATCCGGGCCGATCGTGTAGCTGCGCGTCATTCGAACACCTTCGTATTCCGGGCGGCTCGCTTGTTGGCTCGATGGCGCCGGCCTGCCAGTCGCTTCAGCACACGAAGCTCGACCCTGATCTCGCTCGGCTCGCGCGGCCGGGGGTCACCATAGTCCCGGCCCCGTCGCTTTAGCGGCGCGATTTCGGCAACCGACCCGCTTCGCAGCATGGGCGTCGGCCCGGGCAATCGCATGACGGCAAGAACGACGCCACGCGGGCCGTACTTTCGAGGTTTCAACCGCCGCCTCCGCCCCGCCTCGTGCGGGGCTTTCCCGTTACGAGGATAGCACACCGCCTTGGCTGCGCCCTTCATCAAAACCAGCTTCGCGCACGGTGAGATCGCGCCGAGCCTGTTTGGCCACGTCGATCTTCCGCTGTGGGGCTCGGCCGCCGGGACCTGCCGGAACCTGTTCGTCGGCTACCGCGGCGGCGCCTATAGCCGCGCCGGCACGGCCTATTGCGGGCGCTCGAAGCAGCGGCCCGATTTGGGGCAGGCGAAGCCGCGCCTTGTGCCGTTTCAGTTTTCGATCAGCCAGGGCCTGGCGCTCGAATTCGGCGACAATTATTGCCGTTTCCTCTCGGCGGGCGGCTACGTCGTCGAGGCGCCGGTAGCGGTCAGCGGCGTCACCCAGGCCAATCCCGGAGTCGTCAACTCGACGGCGCACGGTTTCTCGAACGGCGACTGGGTGGCGTTTGCCGGCTTGGGCGGCATGCTGCAATTGAACGGCCAGGTCGCTATCGTCGGCAGCGCCACCACCAACGCCTTTACGCTCGAAAATCTCGACGGCGGCCCGCTCGATACGACCTTGTATCTCGCCTACACCTCGGGCGGCACCGCGAGCCGGCTCTATACGCTGCCGACGCCCTATGCCGCAGCCGACCTGCCGCTCCTCAAATGGGTGCAGTCGGCCGACGTGATGAGCTTTACCCACCCGAACTATCCGCCGCAGGAACTCTCGCGCCTTGGCCCGACAAATTGGTCGATGGCACCCCTCTTGCTGGGCGCCAGGGTATCGCCGCCGGGATCGGTCACCGTCATCGCGACGGTCCAGCCAAACGCGACCGCGACCCCGCCGACGCTGCCCTGCGCCTACGCCTATTGTGTGACCTCGATCGACCCGAAGACCGGGCAGGAATCGGTCGCGAGCGGCATTGCGCAGGTCACCAACGGCGTCGACATGGCGGTGACCGCCGGCTCCAACGTCGTGCAATGGACGAATGTCCCGGCGGCCGGGCAATACCGCATCTATCGCTCGCCGCCCGGCTACAATACGGGCGGCAGCAACACGAATTCGTTGCCGATCCCGGCCGGGACGATCTTCGGGTTTGTCGGGTCGAGCTTTGGCAACCAGTTTGTCGATGCCAACGATGTGACGGCCGATTTCACCCAGACGCCGCCCTTGCACAAAGACCCGTTTGCCCCGGGCCAGGTGACCGCAGTCACGATCAATGCGACCTCGGGCGACTGGACCGTAGCAACGGTCGCGATGTCGAGCGCGACCGGCTCCGGGTTTCAGGGCCAGGTCGTTTTCAGCCCGTCGAACGGCGGGCTCATCGTCGCGGTCATCATCCTGAATGGCGGCAAGAAATATCAGCCGGGCGACACGCTCGTCTTTAGCGGCAACGGCACCAGCGTCACCGCGACGCCGACGATCGGGCCGCAGAGCGGCACCTATCCCGGCGTCGTCAGCTATTTTCAGGAGCGCCGGGCCTACGCCCAGACGATCAACAATCCCGATACGATCTGGTTTTCGCAGCCCGACGCATTTCTCGATTTCGATACTGCCGTGCCGGTCGTCGATACCGATGCGATCACCGCGACGCCGTGGTCGCAGCGCGTCGACGGGGTGCAGTGGATGCAGTCGATGCCCTTGGGGCTCGTCACCTTTACGGGCGACGAGGTCTGGCAGGTGACGGCCAGCCAGAACTTTATTTCCAGCCCGTCCCCGATCACGCCGTCAAACCTGATCGCGGTGCGGCAGGGTTCGAGCGGCGCCAGCGCCAGCGTGCCGCCGCAGAAGATCAACTGGGATCTGCTCTATGTATCGGCGAAGGGATTTACCGTCCGCTCGCTGACTTACCAGGTGTATCTCAACATCTATTCCGGCGTCGATATTTCCTGGCCCTCTTCGCATCTGCTGATCGGCCACCAGATCCAGGAATGGGCATGGTGCGAGGAGCCCTACCGCGTCCAATGGATGGTGCGCGACGACGGCATCCTGTTGAGCCTCACCTGGCTCAAGGAGCAGGAAGTCGCCGGCTGGGCGCGGCACGACACGCAAGGCCAGGTGCGCTCGGTTTGCGCCGTCGTCGAGCCGCCCGTCGATGCACTCTACTTGGTGGTCGAGCGGCCGGTCGCGGCGGGCTTTACCCGGTTCTTTGTCGAACGGATGGATAACCGGATCTGGCGGGGGCTCGAGGATTCGTGGTGCGTCGATTGCGCGATCGGGACGGCATTGCCCCTGCCCAACGCGATGCTCGCCGCCAGCGCCGCTTCAGGCAGCGGGGTCAATTTCATCAGCTCGCCCGGGATTTTCAGCAGCGCCGCAGTCGGCCAGATCATCCGCATGGGCGGCGGGATCGCGCTGGTCACCGGCTACACTGGCCCGAGCCAGGTCACCGGCAACTGGCTCACTCCCTGCCGGCAGATATTACCGAACGATCCCAGCGGGACGCCGATCGTGCAAGCGGCCGGGGCATGGAGCCTCGCCGCGCCGATCACGACCGTCTACGGGCTCTCGCACCTGGCCGGGCGGCAGGTGGTGGGGCTTGCCGACGGGATCCCGGTCGGATTGCGCACCGTCGCGGCGGACGGCAGCGTCGTGCTCGACCGCGCGGCGAGCAATGTCCGGCTCGGGCTCGGCTTTGCCGCACAACTCCAATCGGTCTATCTCGACACCGGAATGCCGACGATCCAGGGCCAGCGCAAGGCGATCAGCGCGGCGACGGTCAGGGTCGAGGCTTCGGCTTCGTTGCAATGCGGCGCCAACCAGGCCGACAGCTCGACCTTGCTGCCCTCGCCGCTCTTTTCCAACTGGGCGTTGCCGCCGGCAGTGCGCGCCGCGGAAGCGCCGCCCAGCTACACGACCGCCTCGGGCGGCACGGTCTTTCCGCTCTTCACCGGCGATGTTATCGCCCGGGTGCCGGCATCGTGGCAGAAGCCGGGGCAGATCGCGGTGCAGCAGCTATTGCCGCTGCCGCTCAATGTCCTGGCGTTTGTCCCGCAGATCCTGCCCGGAGATGTGCCGGAAGTCGGCTACGGCCAGCGGCCGCAGGGCCAGCCGGCCGGGGGCCGCGGACAGCCCGCGGCGCGCCCGGCGGCAAGGGCCGGCCCGGACGACCTCGAGATGGCCGAGATGGCCCAGCAGGCCGGCTTCCGGCGGTGAGCGGGTACGAAATTCGCCCGGCGCGACTATGGCATTGCGGACAGATGGCGCGGCGCATGCGCCGAGAGCAGCGCCGGATCATCATCGAGGCCGGGTTTGATCCGCACCGCACTCTGCGTGATCGCTACCTGGAGTCCGCGATCTGCCGAGTTTGGTTGATCGACGGAAGGGTTGCCGCGCTCGGCGGCATCTGCGGGTCGCTGCTGTCGCCCTATGGCGCGGTCTGGCTGGTCTTGTCGGAGGATATCACCGCGCATCCGGTGGCCGTCGCCAGGCAAGCGCGCCGGCAGCTTGCCGAAGTCATGACGACCTATCGGGAGCTGGCGACGGTGCTGGTTGGCGACGATCCACCCGCTCGGCGCCTGGCGGCCTTTCTCGGTTTCCATATCGGCCATGGCGGTCCTGGCGGGCGCGCCGGCAGCAGGCGGGAGAGGGTGGGTCTTGCCGATTTTATTCGCGATGAGCCGAGCCTGCGTGTGCCAATCGGCAACAGTTATGGCGTCGTGATGGGCTTCCATGAGGACCCGGGCTGATGTGCGTCATCACTCTGGCCGCGATCGGCGCGGGTGCCGCTGTTGCCGGCACCGGGATCTCGGCGATCGGCGCGATCGGCCAGGGCAACGCGCAAGCCGCGGAGGCGCGGTATAGCTCCCAGGTCGCCAAGAACAATGCGATTATTAATAATCAGAACGCGAATTACGCGATTGCCGCCGGCGAAGCCAAAGCGGGCGACCAGGGCATGAAGAACCGCGCCGGGCTCGCGGCGCTGACAACAGCGCTGGCGGCGGGCGGGACGGACATCAACAGCGGCAGCGCGGTGGATCTGCGCGCATCCAAACGCGCGGTCGGCGAACTCGACACCGAGCGCGTCCTGGCCGACACGCAGCTTGCCGCCTACGGCTACCGCACGCAGGCCTCGAACGCGACAGCAGAGGCGCAGCTAAAAACCGCCGAGGCCGGCTACGACACGACGGCCGGATACTTGAAGGGCGGCGGCGATCTGCTATCCGGCGCCAGCAGCATCGGGCTGAAATTCGCTGGCTTAAGGGATAGCGCGTCCGGCAGCGCAGGAACCAGAACCGCGCTGGGCGGCCTGTAAAATGGCCCACATAATCAGCTTTCCCCCCTCGACCGGCGTTGTGCCATCGGTCGAGCCGCGCCCAACGCCGCCCGAGGACCGGCAGAACATCCAGACCAGCCCGCGGCAGTTTGGCGCGCAGGTCGGCCAGGCGGAAGAAGCGGTCGGGCAGGGGCTGGAGAAGACCGGACAATTCTTCGGCCAGATCGCGGCCGACGAGCAAAGCAACAAATGGCAGAAGGAAGCCGACGATTTATTGTACGGCACCGGCCAGATCGGCGCGGACGGCAAGCCGGATCTTGGATTTATCGGCCTCACGGGCGAAGATGCGTTGCGCGCGCGCCCGCAATTTGAACAACAGATCGGTGCGCTGCGAGAGAAATACGCAGGCGGCCTCCTAACCGGCCAATCGCAGCTTCAATTCGAGAATTTTACGCGGCGCTATCAATCGCTCTTGATGAGCAAGGTCGGCGCCCACACCGAGCAGCAGGCCAAAATCTATGGCATCTCGGTCAATGACGGCGCGCTGGCGAACGGTGACCGCACGATCGCCAACAACTACAACGACGATGAACATTTCAAGCACTCGATGGAGGACCAGCGGCTCGCGGCCGGCAAGAAGGCCGAATTGCAGGGCGCCGACAAGGCGGGCGCCATCGCCGAGGCTGACAGCCGCTCGGTCGCGGCGCGGCTCAACGGCGCCCTGGCACAACACGATCTTGCGGCGGCCGACCAGATATTCAAACAGTATGGCGGCTTACTCGACGACAAGGTACGGCCGGCTTACGAGACGCATATCCGCGGCGGCCGCGACGGGGCGGTCGGCGACGATATTCTGGCGACAGCGCGCAGAGCCGCCGGCAATCCGGCATCGCTTTCCGGCGATCTGTGGTCGCGGATCAAGGGCGCCGAAGGCGGCATCGGCCCGAATGGCGAAGCGCTGGTCAGCCCCAAGGGCGCCATCGGCGTCTCGCAGATCATCCCGTCGACGGCAAAGGAAATGGCCGGCGATCTCGGGCTGCCCTACGACGAACGGCGCCTCCATACCGACCAGGCCTATAACGAGCAGCTGGGCCGCGGCTATCTCGACAAGATGCTGGCGCGGTACGACGGCAACGAGGCGCTGGCGGCGGCGGCCTACAATGCCGGGCCGGATCGCGTCGACGGCTGGCTTGGCACGATCGGCGACCCGCGCACGGGCGGCATCACCGACGCCGATTTCGCCGGCAAGATCCCGATCGCGGAAACTCGCGGCTACGTCCAGAAGATCATCGCCGGCACACCGCGCGAAGGTGTTGGCGGCGGCGCGCAAACATTAGCCGCCGCGGGGACGCCCGGCAAATTCGACATGGCGGCCGGCGACAGCATCGGAGTCGGGCATATCCGCGCTGCCGGGCTCGGCGGCGTCGCGGTCAACGATGTCAAGATGCCCGAGGCAGCGCTGGCCGACGCGGCTGGCAGCCGCAACCCGCAGCAGGGCCTCGATTTCATCAACGCGCATCCCGAGCGGTTCCAGGGCAAATCCGTCCTCTGGTCATCGGGGCTGATGAACGCGCGCGCCGCGCTTGCGGCGAACCCGGCCGCGGTATTTGCGACGGTCGGCGATCAGCTCGATGCGCTAAAAAAAGCCGGCGCGATGCCGGTGCTGGCTGGCGTCGACCAGGGCACATTCTCTGTCTACAACGACGATCTGAAGCGCATCGCCGATCAGCATCAGGTGCCGTTCGCCGGGCCGCTGCCGACGAAGGATGTCCACCCCGGGCCGCAGGGCTACAAGGATTACGCGGCGAGCGCTGCAAAGCTGCTGCCGGCAGCATCGCTTGCCGCGCCGCAAGATCAGATCGAGGGACAGCCCACGTCGCCTGCTGGATTGCGGGCCGCCGCAAGCGCCATCCCGATCCCGGCGCCGCCCGGCAGCCTCTCGACACCGCCCGCCTTGCCGCCGCCCGGGATGCAGGATCTGGCGAATGCCGAAGCCGAGCTGGCGCAGCGCCACGCCGCCACGATTGCCGCGATCGGCGCCGATCCGCGCGGTCAAGCAAACCCGACCGCGGCGGCGCACGCGATGCAGAAGGCCGATATCGATTTCCGCTCGCGGCAGATGGCATTGAGCGCGCAAAAGCAGGCAATCACGGAAGCGCGCAACGCCGCGCTCGACGATTACGTCAAGGTGTTGCGGCCGGGTGTTCCGCTTGATGCCGCGCTTCCTGAACGAATCGCCAACGATCCGAAACTCGATGCCGCCAGCCGGGAAAATTTATACCGGCTGATCGAGACGCGCACCCGGTCGACCGCCGAGCATGATGTCGCGACCTACGGGCCGCGCTATTTCGATGTGCTGAGGCGCGTCGCCGCGGCCGACGCCGACCCGGACCGCATCCGCGACCCCTCGCAACTGTTGCAGCTGACCCTGCCCAAGGATGACGGATCGCAGGATCTGACGACCGCGGGCTATGAAAAATTGCGCCAGGAGATGGCGCAGCGGCGCACCCCGGAGGGCGTGGGCGATGCGGAAATCCGCAAGGGCGCGATGGCCTACGCCAAGCACCAATTGTCGTTCGAGATGGATTACGGCAGTTTCAAATTGCGCGATCCAAAAGGCGAGGACCGCTTCAACATCGGGTTTCTGCCGGCGTTTTACCGCTATTACGAAGCCGGGATCGCCGCCGGCAAATCGCCGGGCGAACTCGTCGCGCAGGACAAGCTCGAGACGCTCGTCAAGCCGTTCCGCCGCTCGGATGCCGAACTCGCGCGCGACCAATTGACCGCCGGCGTCGAAGCTGGCGCAGGATCGCCGGCCGGCGCCGCCGCGCCCGATTTGACGACGCAGGCCGGCATCGTCGCGGCGTACCGGGCGAATAAGCTCAGCCGCCAGCAGGCGGAAGAAGCATTGATCCGCGGCGGGTTTGCCGCGGCCGATGCGCCACCCGTGCCGCCGCCGGCCCCGGCGCTGCACCCGCCAATCCCGTTGCGCTGATGTCCGATATTCCGCTCGGCGTCCCGGTCGATAACGGGGCGGGGCAAGCAAAGCCGACAGTCGGCGATCTTCTCGGACCCGCGCCGGCCAAGCGAACGGCAGGCGAAATCCTCGATGCCGCCTATGAGCCGAACGCGGCGCAGATGTACGCCCTTTCCGAGGGCGGCACGATGACCGGCCCCATCTGGGACAAATACGCCAGCGAGGCACCGGCGGCGCAGGTGCTCAATGCCTTTGGGCAAGGGATCAAAAACAGTTGGGGCGCCGACCCGCTCGGAATCGGGCCGGAGACCGAGGCCGGGTTGCGCCAAGCGGGGCTCTGGAACGACTACCAGGACGCGCACCGCAGCTTCTGGAAGACCCTCAACGAAGTGGCGATGCGGCCGGCCGCCCTGGCGCTCGATCTGGCACTGCGCCGGCCGCTGCGATTGTTGATGGAAATCCCCGGCGTCGAGCCGGCGATGGAAGTCGCCGGCGCCTTCCCCTTTGGCCTTCACGGCATGGGCGCGCCCGGCGCGATCCGGGCCGCGATCCCGACCTCGCTTGCCAAGGCGCGCGCCTTCAGCGTGATCGGCGAGGGTGAAGGCGGCTGGAAAGGCACCGTCGAACCGGTGTCACCCGAAGTCACCGCCGCCGTTATCCGCGCGTTGGAGCCGAGCGGCGAGAGCGTCGCCCGGCCGATATCGGCCGAGCCGTTCGGGCCGCCCGCCGAAGCCCAGCCGGCGGGACCGCCCGCCGAAGCCGCGCCCGACCTGCACGCGATCGCGCGGCAACTCGCGCCGGAGACCTTTGCCGAATACGACGCTTTGTCGGCACAGCGCGATGCGCTGTCGGGCCGTCTCAATGACTGGCGCGCGTTGCGCCAGGCCGGTTCTTCGCCCGAGGTCGCGGCGATCGACGCGCAGATCGCCGCGGCCGAACGCGCCGGCCTCACGACCGACCGGCTGAAGAGCGAGCGCGCCCGGGCCGCGAAGGCGATCCCGGAGGGCACCGAGCCGACGCCGGAAATGCAGGCGTTGCAGCAGCGCGTCCAGGAAACCGACTACCAGATGCGCGATCTCGCGCCCGAGGTGTCGGCCGCCTACCGGCAGGCGGCGCAGGGCGTGGGGTCGGAAGGCATGCCGGAGGGCGCCCCGACTGTCGTCCCCACCGCCCCGGCTCAGACAGCGCCCCCGCCGCAGACCTTGGCGCCGACGCCGCTAGAGGCCGCCGGCGAGCCGGCCGCACCCGCGTCGACGCCGGAAATCGCCCGCCCGATCCCGCCGGAAGCCGCGCCAGCGGCCGAAGCGCCGGCCGCCCCTATCGTCGCACCGGCAGCCGAGACGGCGCCTCCTGCAGCTCCGCAGCCCGTCGCGGCGCCATCCGCACCCGAACCGGCGCCGGCGCGTCCCGTCGTCGCCGATATCGCCGCCGATGTCGACCGGCAACTCGTTGCCGCCGGACGCCCGGCCGAGGAGAGCGAGGCCGCGGCAGCGCTGATCCAGGCGCACTACGAAGCGCGGGCCGCCCGGTTCCGCGGGATGCTCGGCACCGGCGCCGAACTCTACAGCCGCGAGGGTGCGACGATCCTGCCCGGTCGCGGCGCACCGGCCCGCGCCGGCGAACTCGAACTGGCGCAGGCGCGGCGCGGCGCGATCACGCTCAGGGACGGCCAGGCGACGATCCGGCTCTTTGCCCACGCAGACGCCTCGACCTTTATCCACGAGACCGGACATCAGTGGCTCGAAGAGTTGATGCGCGATGCCAAGGACGAGCGCGCGCCGCCTGACCTGACCGGCGACGCCGCGACGGTGCGCGCCTGGCTCGACGTCGCGGAAGGAGCGGATATCCCGCGCAAGGCGCACGAGAAATTCGCCCGCGGGTTTGAGCGCTACATGATGGAGGGCCACGCACCCTCGCCGGCGCTGGCCGGGGTCTTTGCCAAGTTCAAGGCGTGGCTGACGACGATCTATCAGACGGTCGCCCGGTTGCGGGCGCCGATCACCGACGACATCCGCGGCGTTTTCGACCGCATGCTGGCGGCGCCCGAAGAGGCGGCCGTCATCGCGCCCGAAGCGGCGCCGGCGCGCGAATTTGTCACCGAGGCGCCGCGCAACGCCGGCCGTGGTGGGGCTTTTGAGAAAATTCCGCGCGAGCCCTTGCCGCTGACCGAATTCCTGCGCCGTCTCGGCGGCGTTCAGGACCAGGGCGGCGAGGTCAGCCACGTCATCGGCGGGACGCGGTTCCGGCCTGGGCTCATCAACGGCAAGGGGTTGTCGCTCGACGATGCGGCGTTGCGCGCCTGGGAAGAAGGCTATTTCCCCGAACATACCGAGCGCCCGACGGTGAGCGACCTGGTGCAATTGATCCAGGACGAGGCGCAGGGCAATAAGCGCTATTCGGCGCACGACGACGGCGCGGTCGCGGCCTACCGCGAAGCGCTCCAACGCAACGCCGAAATCGACCGCCTCGGGCAGACGCTCGGCATCGATCCGCGGCAGTATAGCCGCGATGATTTCTTCCGGCTGGCGAGCGAGCACCTGTCGTTGGAAGAGCAGGCGCGGCAGATCGGCAGCCAGGATGCCGCCCACGAATTCGCCCTCGATGAACTTGAGCGGCGGGGCAAAGAATGGCTCGAAACGCGCGGCGAAGCGTGGGAGCCCGACGAAGTTTATGCTAGCGTGCCGCGCAGCGAAGAGGATCTGGAACGTGGCTATCACGAGGAGGCATCGGCTTCTGCTGGGGCGGGCGAAGGCCAAGGCATGGCTGGAAATCCCCGACCTGCCGCAGCCGATCCGGGATCTGGCGAAACGGGCCTACGACCACGCGGACCTGGCGCTGGGGCTCCAGGACGAACAGGTGCGCGCGCTGGTGCGGCTCCCGAAGGGGGCGCCGCCCTCCTCTCGCCCGCCGACGAGCGACTAGTCGACAAGGCCGGGAATATCCGGCTCGACAACATCGACACGCCGGACGATTTCAAGGATGCGATCCGCGCCGCAGCCGAACGCCAGGGCGGGTTTATCGAACGCCGGCGCGGTGTCGTCAGCGATGCGCAGCGGGAAGCGCTGGCAACCGTGCTCGGCACGACGCCCGACAAGGTGCTGGGGCGCGAGATCGGCGAAGCTTTTTCCGACTCCGAAATCAAGCTCTTGGAAAAGACGCTGGCGCAATCGGCCAGCCATGTGCACGAGCTAGCGACCAAGGCGGCGGCAAGCGGGGCCGATGCCGACATCGTGGCGATGACCGAAGCCTTTTTGCGCCACGACATGATCCAGGGGCTTTATTCGCAGGCGACGGCCGAAGCGGGCCGGGCATTGCGCGCCTTCCGCCGCTCGCAGGAATACTGGTCGCGCGAGGCGGCGGCGACGGCCGATATCCTGAAGCAGGCGGTCACCGACTCGACCGGGCGCACGCTCAACCAGATGCAATCGCTCGCGCGCAAGATCGCGCAATTCGACCAGCCGGGGCAGATCGGCAAGTTCATCCGCGACGCGCAGCGGCCGGGGCTCTTTGATTGGGTGCAGAGCCTCTTTCTCAATGCGCTGCTCAGCGGTCCCTTTACCCATCTCGGCTACACCGCGGCGGGCGAGATGTTCGGTCTCTTCCGCGGCGTCGGCGAGACGAGCGCCGCAGCGATGGTCGGGGCAATCCGCCGGGTGGCCGGGCTGGGCGAGGCTGAGGGCGCGCGGATCGGCGAAGTCCCGGCGCAGCTTTATGGGCAATATCGCGGCGCCCGCAGCGGCATCAAGGCGGCCTGGCAGGCGCTGAAGGAAAATCGCACGGTATTGCCGGCCGAGGTCGAGCGCTCGCCCAATTTGCCGGGGCTGGCCGGGCAGGCGGTCGGGCAGGGCGGCATCATCCCCAATCCGCAGATCGGCCCTGTCACGCTGCCGGTCGGCAGCGTTATCGAGGCACCGTCGCGGGTCGTCGCAGCGCTGCACAGCTTCAACTGGACGACCTTTTATTCGCAGAGCATCTCGGGCCAGGCGTTCCGCGTCGCCGTCAGCAAGCAACTCGAAGGTTCGGCGTTTTCCGCCCGAGTCGCCGAACTGACGCTCAACCCGACCGAAGAAATGATCAAGGAAGCCAGCACTGACGCCGGGATGGGCGCCTTGATGGTGCGCCCCGGCTACGAGAGCTTTATGGGCCGGCTGTCGCGCCTGACCAACTGGGGCGTCAAGGTGCCGGATGTGCCGCTGCCCGGCGGCATCAGCTTCCCGATGGGGACATTGCGCCCGGTCAAGTTCATTGACCCCTTTGTGCAGATCCAGGCCAACGTGATGAAGGCGGCGTTTGGCCGCAACACGCCCTTTGCGCTCTTCTCGCAAAGCATCCGCGACGATCTCTCGATGAAAAACGGCGGCGTCGCCTTTGACCGCACCGCCGGCAAACTGATCGCCGGGACGCTCTTTATGGCCGCAGCGGGCGGGCTCGCGATCGAAGGCATCATGAACCATTCGGGGCCGAGCGACCCGAGGGAAGCGATGGCGTGGCGCCGGCGCAACGGCATGCCGCACGGGCTGCGGGTGGGCGAACTTTCGTTCGACGTGCTGCGGCTCGGCAATATGGGCTTGCAGATGAGCGTCGCGGCCGACCTCGCATACGCGGCGGAGCACATCGGCAGCGACGATGCGACCAAGATTGCGAGCGAGCTGGCGCACGCCTTTGCGCAGAACATCATCGATGAGAGTTTTGCGCGCGGACCCGCCGAGATGATGCAGGCGATCGAGGACCCTGACCGCTACGGCGCGCGCTGGGTGCGCGGATTTCTGTCGTCGGCCGTGCCGTTTTCGGTCGGGCTCGGGCAGATCGCGCGGCAGGTCGACCCCTATTCCCGCCAGGCGCGCACGACGATGGACGCGATCCTGGCAAAGCTGCCGGTCATCTCGGAAGAATTGCAGCCGCGCTTTGATGTCTGGGGCCAGCCGGTCATGAACCGCGGCTGGGCCGGGACCTATTACGAGCATGCCCGCGACGATCCCGTCGAGCAGCGGCTCGACGCGCTCGGGATCTATCCCAGCCTGCCGGAGCGGCGCATCCGCGGCGTCGAACTGACCGACCAGCAATATGCCGATTATTCCCGGGTCGCCGGGCGCACCGCCAAGATGCAGCTCGACCAGATCATCGGCAAACCGGGCTTTGCCCAGATGCCGGAAGCGGCACAGCGCGAGATCATCGGCAAGGTCATCACGACGGCGCGCGAATATGGCCGCACCCTCATCATGATGCACAACCACGGCATCATCGATAGCGCGGTCGCGGCGAAGAAAGCGCAGGCCGAAGGCGCCTCGCCCCAGAAGGTGCGCGAGATGCTGAAAGAGCAGCCGGCGGCCGGCTCGACGGTCCACTGACGCAGCAACGACGCTTTTTTGACGCCTACAGGGCGGCCCGCGGGCCGCGTTTTTCATGTCCGGGTAGTGAATCGCATGATGATTGAGATGGGCGAGCTGACGCGCGCCTGGTTCGGCCCGGAAGGGGTCATCGCCGCCGGGGTCTTGTTTGGGATCTATCGGCAATGGCGCAGCGATCGGCGCACCGCGAAGACGCTGGCGGCGGCGACCAAAGAGGTGGCGATCGCCACCCAGATGAGCATCAGGGCGGCCGATTCAGGGCGCGCCGCGGCTGAGATCATCATCGAAAAGGCGGTCGAACACACCGCAGTATTGCAGGCCATGGCGGACGACATGCACAAGATCGAGATCCAGGGCAACAGCAATCAGACCCGGCTGGAGGAAGCCGCGCGCGCGGAAGGCGAACTGGCGGCGACCCTGAAGGCTCAGGCAATGGTCGCCCAGGCAGAACGCAAGGTCATCATCGCCGAAACTGATCTAGCCCGGGCGACTATCGAACCGGAAAAAAAGTGATGCGCGAAAACCGGCCCCGCTGGGCTGGGCGGGTGGAGCTCGCTTCGCTGGTCGAGCCGAACGAGCTGGCGGCGTTCCTCGCCGACCTGGCGCGGCAATGCCGCGAGGTGGCCGCCGATCCGATGACCGGCCGGGACGATCTCAACCCGCACGCCGGGCTCTTGTGGGGGCTCGGCGCGCAGGAGATGCACCGGGCCGCCGAATTGCTGGCGCGCCGGATGCGGGCCTGCTTGGAAGAGGGAAAGCAACAATGAGGTCCCGAATATTGCCGGCGCTGCCGCTTCTGGTCGCCGCCGGGCCGGCATTGGCCGCCGGCGTCACGGTCGATCTGACCGGCATCGCCACGGCGGCGGTGGGCGGCGCCTTCAGCGTCTTTGGCGCGCTCGCGCTGGCGATGCTCCAGGCCAAGATCAAGAACAAGGAAACCCGCGATCTGCTCGACGCCGCGGTCAGGAACAGCCTCGGCAAGATCCAGCAGGCGACCGACGCGCAGCTCGACCACGCGGCGGCCTTGCACCCGAGCCTGCCGCCCGCGCTGGCGGTCGGCGTGCAGTACGTCGCCGACCACGCGCCGGAAGCGCTCGATCGCTTCGGCATTACGCCAGGGGCGGTCGCCGACAAGATCGAGGCGCAGATCGGGCTGGCGGCGATCGCCACCAACCTCGCGGTCAGCGGCAATGCGACAACCGCGGTCGCAGCGCCGCTCGAACCGGTGCCGGCAACCGTGCCGGCGCGGGCGATCATCTCGTAAAGAGGAGGGGTGCCGCTGGCCGGCAAAATCCGCGGGGTCCAGCGGCGCAACCTGGTGCGGCACCTGCGGGCGCGGCTCTGGTCCTTGCGGCTGCTGCGGCTCGGCTTTTGGCTCTTCGAAGGATGATCGGCCGATGCAACGCTGGCGCCGGATCTGGTGGTGGTGGCTCTTTGCGGTCGCCCTGTCGTTCGTCGCGCTGGAGGCGACCTCGATTGTCTTTGACCAGGGCGGCGGCGCCTACACGCTATCCGACACAATCCGCCGCTGGGCGTCGTGGCGCCCTTTGGCGCCGCTCGTCTGCGCCAGCTGCGTCTTTCTGCTGGTGCATTTCTTCGGCCAGCCAAACCCGCCCGATGGCTGAGGGGCTGACCGCCATTTGACCGCCATTTGACCGTCAGCTTGATAATCGCGCCGCCGACTCCATCTGCGGCGCATCGTCAACGGCGGGGAAGGAGCCTTAATGACGGCTGAGCAGCGGGCCTGGGAGCGTTTTCGGGCGGCGATTTTGCGCTGCCAGGCCGACCCCACCGACGAAAATCTCGCCCAAATGCGCCGATGCCGCGATGAGTGCGTTGCTGCGCTGGAGGCGACCAGCAGCCGCCCGTCGCCGAGGGCCGCCTGAGCCGCATCCCTCAGGGCTCCCGCCGGTGATCGAGCGCGAACGCGCCGGCCGGCATCCACGACACCTCACCCTCATCGTCGACGATGAGATAGTCGCCGATCTTGGCGCGGCCGTCGTCGAAGACGGCAGCCGGCACCACCACCTTGACGCTCCTTTCTGGCCCGAGAGCGAGGCGCAGCACTTCATCGCCCTCGGCCGTGATGTCGACAAAGGCGGCGATCGGCGCCGCCCGCACCGGCCGCAGCGCATGGTAGCGCGGCAGCCGGTCGGTCCAGGCCGGCGCGGTCATGCGGCCGAACCCGCGGCGAGCCGCGAGCGCAAAGCGTAGCCCTCCAACACCCAAATCTGCCGGCGGGCGTCTTCGCGGGCGATTGTCCGGCCGAGCTCGGCGTCAAAATTCTCCGGGCTCGCCGACGCGCTCTTGCCGACGACCTGAAAGCCGTTCTGCAGGGTCAGCGCGCAAACGGTCAGCGTCGTGCCGGGGAAGACGTGATATTGCTCGGCCAGGATCTGCGCATCGATCTGCGCGGGGTTGAGGCGAGGGGCATTGAGCCCCTTCGCCTGGATTTCAGCTTCGACAGCCGCTTCGTCCGCCATGGCTCACTCCGCCGCCGCGGCCTGCCCGGCTGCCGGTTGATTGCGTGGCCGGCCGCGCGTCCGCCCGGCACCGTTGCCGGAAGCGGTGCGCGTCCGAGGCTGGGTCGTGCCGGCCGCTGCCGGCGCGGTCTTGAAGGTCCAGATCTGCGCCGCCTCGCTACCGGCGACCGCGAGGAGTTCCTTTTTGACGAGGCGGGCGAGCGCCGCGCCGATCTGGTTTGCCGGCTTTTTGTAGGTCGCCAGGATCGAGCGCAGATCCTCGATCCCGACGCCATCGGGCGAGGATTGCACCGCGGCCAACACCGCGTCATCGAAATTGCCGGTGGCGGGGGTCGTGCCGGCCCGCTGCCGCATCACCCACTCGTTCAGCGCCTGAAGCGGTGGGCACTCGATGTTGTCACTGTAGGCGATCGCGGTCAGCTCGTAGGCCTTGGCGATAAAATTCGCGTTGATCTCGGGCATTCTCTTCTCCATGGTTGAAAGACCGATTGAGTTCCGGCTTTTCTACCCCCCACTTCATGCGCCGGTCGGGTCATCCCGGCCGGCGCTTTTTTTGTGCGCCCGCCGATCGGCTTCGACGATCTGCGTTGCCAGCGCAATGGCGCATTCGTCGGCGATCCCCTCGCGAGTAAATCGCCAACGCCGGCGGCAGGGATCGGCGATCGCCGCGTCAAAGGCGGCAAGAATCTCCCGGTTCTCTTTCTGTCGATCGTTCCAGCGCCAAATCAAATCGGCATTCGGCAGGCCGTAGGGATGAGGGCTGCCCGTGGAACGTTGGATGGCGTGAAGGGCGCAAATGCCGGTTCCCGTACGCAAACTACCGCGGCCCCAGAACTTCATTTCCAGGTCGCGAGCGCGAGTTAGCGCGCGGCCAATAGGGTCCAGCCAACCCAATTGTTGGGACCGCGCCTCGATTTCGATTGGCGTCCACGTCGTGTCATCGAGCGGCATTTCCCGCCCCCTACAGCACCGCCGCCACCAGCGGCAACACCTTTAGCGCGATCGGCAAGATGACGCCGGCGGCGGTCGCAATGTCCTGGGTGATCGCGAGCGTCTGGCCGAGCCACGCGGGCGAGGATGAATTTGTCGTCGGCGGCACGGCGCCGGCGAGCAGCTGCTGGCAGAATGCCGCGGGATAGACGGCGGTGGCGCTGAGCGGCGCGGGCGCCGCGGGATTTGTCGCCACCCTCAACGCCGGCGCCGCGGCGGCGCAGGTGTCGCGCAGCGCCGCCAGATCGGCTGGCGAGAGCACGAGCCCGGTCTGCTGCGCGAGGTTGCAGGCGGCGGTCATCAGCAAGAGGCCGGCCGCGGCGGCGTTAAAGAGGGTGCCGCCGGTGGCGAGCGCCGGGAAAATCCTGGTGCGCATGGCTCGCTCCTTTTTCATGACCAATACACCCGCGCTACATGCCGGGCGAGCTGCAGTGGGATTTTGGCGATCAGCGCGCTCGCGGCCTTCCTGGCCGGGTGCCCGCGCGTGTGCTGGCGCAGCGGATGGTCGTTGTCGCCGAACCAGCCGTCCGCCCCGCCACCGCTGATCTTGACCGATTGGGTTTGAAACGACCGGTCAGAGGTTATTTCGGCTTCGCGACGTTCAGCATGGCGAGCATCATGGCGGGCCGCCTCGCGGCCATGCGCAATAAAGCTGTTGCCGCCCCCAAGATGCAGAGCCGGCGACAGTTTGCGCACACCTACAGGCGGCATCAGCGCCGGCACGTCGCCCCACAGGTGATAGCTCCCGAACGCCCAGCGGCTGCGCCCGACCCACGGCTGCGCGCCCCGCACGTTCTCCACCACCATAGGAATGTGCCGCCCCGCCGCGAGCGAGGCTTGCGCTTGGATGCGAAAGCACGCATCGAACAGCCGGTTGAGATCCGCAGCATCTCCCCCGTCGTGTCCGCACGGATCGCCGCAGCCTTCGCCTTTGCCAGCTTCCACGGCATCGCCATGTAGCTGTATTCCTGGCATGGCGGCGAGGCGACGATCAACGCCGCGTCCCGAAACTGCGACCCGTGCAGCGTCAGCACGTCCTGCAACACAAGCTGCGCCGGGTAGCGGCACCCGCCATACTCGTGCCGCTCGATGTCGAAGCCGACGCAATCCCACCCCTCGGCAAGCAAGCCCTCGGACCAGCCGCCAAGCCCACAATAGAGGTCGATCGCAAGCGGCCGGGTTATCGCAGCCTCTCCCCACTTAGTGGGCGCGCTGGTAACCGCGGCGCCCTCCGATGCAGCATGTGGGGGGTGTCGTCCGGCGGGTTTCTCTTACACTGTCGGAGAAACCCCTCGCTGCCGGCGGCAGCTTTACGCCAGAAAATGGCGGGAAACAATGGCGGACCCGAAAGGATTCGAACCTTCGACCTCTGCCTTCGGAGGACACCGCTTGCCCATATCGAACAGTATTCTGGAGGGTCGTGCAGTACCGCCAAAACGTCGTTCTGCGGTGTGCAAGACGCTCATTTCTCCGGACGCTGGCCGCCTTCCTGTCTGATCATAATCAGCTATTGGTCAAGCATGGGGCAGGAAATTGGTCGCTAGCCCAGAATGAAGGGGTGACGAACGAAGCGCCGAGCAGCGGTGAACTGCTCGGCGCTCCGAAGGCTAACGGCGAGTTGCCGCTGAGCCTTTAGCTCTATGGGCGTGGCAAGCGCGGGGTCGGGCCGTCAACTGGATACCCCGAGGGTGCAAGTCCCTCCACGTCCACCCGTTCTCGCAACCCAGTTCCGCCGACAACGGACAACAGAACGGAGGTGCGTCGTGTGGCAAGCGACCCGGAGATTAGTCTAGGCCCCGCCACGGCGGGGAATATGGCATAGAACTCTTTGTACGTGAATCCCTACACAGGTCCGAGAAATTCCGGCTCGGTGCGGTCGGAGAGTTCGGCGCGGCCGCTAATTTTGGCCGGCCCATCTCTCATCCCTCCTCCCTATCAGAAATCAGCCGCGGTCGCGTATCCCCGGCCAGCGCCTCGGCCGCGCGGCGCAGATAGTCCGGCGCCCATTTTCCGTAGACACGCTCGACCATCGCCTCGCTGTCGCCGAGCATCCGCGCGATCTCCGCCAGCGGCACCCCGGCCATGACCATGTGCGTGGCCGCGCTGTGGCGCAGCGTGTGGGGCGAGCTGTTCGCGATTCCGGCTCGCCGGCAGGCGGCGGCGAACGCCGTCTTGATCGAACGCACCGGGCGTCCTCGGAATTCGACGACGTGCACCCCCTCGCCTCTACCGTCCTCCACTTCCGCATACCGCCCGAGGCGCAGCTCGGCCAGCAGTACGCCGTTGATCGGCACCGTCGCGCGCCGCGTTTTGGTGGCGG